ATGTCGTGCTCTATCGTTGATAAATCAATTGTTGATGCAAATGTTAACAATCCTGCAAGACTCCTTGATGCATCAGTATTAGCATCTGTCTTAACTCTGTAGCTTTCTATAATCCTTTCATCTAACAATCCTGCCTTAACTACTTTGTAGAAGAAACTCTTCTGCCATCCGAATACTTTTAATCCTAAATCCGCTTTGCTCCATTCGATACCTTCTTCAGCAAATAACTCTTTACCTTCTTCGCTTTCGTAAAAATCTACTGCAGTAGTAACTAACTTTGCCATCTTGATTGTATGGTCAAATTTTTTCTTCTGAGCATTGGTGATGTCTCTGTTTGCTCGTTTGATGTCGGCAAGGTTTAACGCAGTCTTTACTGCAGGCAAATTTAAGAATGCCGATTCGATACTTAATAATTCGTTGTTCATCATTGTAATTTAAGTTATGTGGCTGATTGTCAGCCTATTGCGTGAGATATGAGTACTGCTCTATTCTCCCTTGTTCAAATATAGTTCTTTTAAGTTTAATAATAGTATAATTCTTGTCTAAATGTTTATGTATTATTTGGCCTATTCTATTCACCAAGTTTTGTTTAGTCTGTAAACGTATGGCCATAGGGCTAAGAGATGTCTCTCTGTGTCTTCAAGGACACTACTCAGTCTTGCCTGCAGGAGCAGGAGCAGGAGCAGGACTCGAGCAGGGCAAACGTGCAGGTAAATAGGGCAGGTATGTAAGCATAGTAAGGGATTGCATAGGTATAGTCTACGCAGGTAGGTAGGGCTAAACGAAAACGCCAAAAAATCCGAGAAAAAATTCTGAAAAAGTTTTTTTTTGTCTGTCAGATTTTGGCTTTCCTGAGTCCGGGTGTTGGCGTGCGACCCCATAGAACCAAAACACTACATATATCTGATAATATTTTTTTCGTATATTTGCTTTATGAATTACCAAGTCATCATAGAGAACAGGCTACGCATTGGATTCGCATTAGGGTTTGCTTGGTACAGAATAAATGAGGAATATGATTATGGGGATATAATTTTATTCTTAGGATTAATAAGTATAAACATAAAATATGGATATGAAATATAAGAACACAGGAGGATTGACTATTAAGAATGGTCGTCTTATTAATGACAGAGAACCGGGTATAACGGGAATTCAACAGGCTGCAAATATAAAGCAGACTATGAAGAGAGTCAAAGAAGTTAATATGATTGCTGACGGTATAGAGTTAGCAGAAGGTCGTAAAGGATTTTATAGATAGTTGATTGATTAGTAATTGATTTAGGAGAGGGAGTGATTACCCTCTCTTTTTTTGTGTCATAGTGTGCCGATCTAATGTCGATTTGTGCTGAATTTTTGTTTGTAACTAATTGATTTCTAAGTAGTTGTCGATAATGTCTATATTAACTCTTAAATGTTCTATAAGTAAACTAATATTATAGTATTATTACTACCCCCCCTATAGGGATACCTTAAAAGCTGAGTTTAGCATTTAGACTATTATTAAACATTCCTCTTTTACTCTTTGTTATTTTGCGTATAGAGTATAATTAATTGTATCTTTGACGAATAAATCTAATTAATATGAATGAAATAGGGTACACACCAAAGAATTTAAAGTTTGACCAAGAAGGTAGGGACAAATTAGTAGCAGGGATTAGCACGATTGCATCTGCAGTTAAGTCAACTTTAGGCCCATCCGGGCAGACGGTGCTAATAGAATCACCAAACCATACACACGGAATCACGGTAACTAAAGATGGAGTGACTGTTGCAAAAGCAGTTTCATTGTTAGACCCTGTAGAGAATCTTGCAGTTCAGATGATGAAGGAAGCAGCCGACAGAACGGCTACCGCAGCAGGTGACGGAACTACAACGGCTATTGTTCTTACAGAGGCTTTAGTAAAAGAAGGTATGAGTCGTTTTAATGATGACGTAAACAAGACAGAGGTTCTGCGTGATATCGTAGAGAAGACTAAAGCAATTGTTAGTTCATTAAAGAATAGTGCTAAGGCAGTTACAAAAACAAAATTGAAACACGTTGCTACTATCGCAGCGAATAATGACACAGAGATTGGAAGCATAATCTCAAAGGTGTATAATGACATTGGCAAAAATGGTATCGTGACTGTTGACCGTTCCCAAACATCAGATACATACTTTGAGACAACCACAGGGCTGAAAGTTGATAGAGGTTATACATCTAATCTTTTTATTAATGACCACAAGAAAGACGAATGTGTCTTTGAAGACACACACATCTTAGTATCAGATGCAGAGATAAGCAACGTACTCCAAATAGAAAACATACTAAAGCCAATTATTTCAGAGGGAAAGAAATTGCTTATCATTGCTCCTTGTTCAGGGAGTGTTATTAATACATTAGCTGCTAACGTAATGAAGCGTGACATTAAGGTCTGTAACATTACACCTCCACAATTTGGATACAAGCAACACGAGTTGATGAATGACATAGCAATCTCGGTAGGTGCTACATATTTTTCTGAGAAGACAGGAGATGACTTAAGTCATATGTCATTTGAAGATTTAGGATTTGCAAGCAAAATAATTGTAGGTAGAGACAATACAGTTATACTTAAAGAGGACAAGACTATTTCAGATAAGGTAACAGAAAGAGTTTCTCAGTTATGGGATGCTCACAAGTTATCAGTTGTTAAACACGAGAAAGAATTTATCTTATCACGTATTGCTTCTTTGACAGGTGGTATTGGTGTAATCTACGTAGGTGGTAAAACAGACTTAGAACAAAAAGAAAAATACGACAGAGTAGACGATGCAGTATGTGCAGTAAGGTCAGCACTTGAGCAGGGTATCTTACCCGGAGGAGGAGTTGCTTTATATACAGAATCCTTAAAGCAAGACGATAGTGTTGCAGGTATGATGTTAGCTAACGCTCTTCGTGCACCTCTTCATCAAATTTGGAAGAACGCAGGACTAAAGATTGCACCTTCTGAAAAGGAAATGGATGTGGATAATAAGAGTTATGGTCTTAATGTTAAGACAGGAGTATGGGGAGATATGTATCTAATGGGAGTAATAGACCCGTTGAAGGTAACTAAGGAAGCATTACAGAATGCGGTGTCAGTAGCAGTAACCATACTTTCTACAAACGCTATTATAACAATGGCAAGAACTTACGAAGATAAAGACTAATGATAGGAGATTTGGTATATACAGGGTTCATATGTTTGTTTGTATGCCTTGTTGTACTTTTTCAAATATATAAAGAAGATAACCAATGAAGCCAATAGGAAAATATATTTTAATCAAAGAGATAGTAGAAGAAATTGAAACAGGCTCGGGATTGCTTTTAGGAGCAGACGAGGTTAATCAATTGAGATATAAGAAAGGACTTGTAATTGTTCCCGGAACAGATGTCTCTGTTCTTAATTCAGATGACATTATTTATTATGACTCAAGAGCAGGTCATAAAATGTTAATGGGTGATGATACCTTTACAATTATCAAGGAGCAAGATGTCGTTGTTGTCTTATAAAGAGATTCATTTCGATAATCATATTGCGATACACCTTGTCGGTGTAAGAAACATTTTTTAAAAAGATAGGATTAACGGAGGGGGATTCAGGTATTTCTTCTCCGTTTAATTTTTTATACATAGTACTCAACATACGTCTTCCTTTGTACGACACTTCGTACAATGCTTTGGTCTTTCCTGAACGTTTACGGAAGACGCATATCCAACCTTCCGTTAAAAGTTTATCGAATCTCTTAACGTCCCAAGATATTAATTCATCAAACTCATTAAATTTATCTTTACTAAAATAAGATTCTGTATATAGGAATAACATAACATCGAGTTCTCCTGTTGTAAGTTTATATTTAGCTTTTATAAAGTATCTTATAACTCTCCAATATTTTAGATAATCGAAAGGTGGTTTTTTCCTTGAAATAAACATATGATTTAATTTAGTAACTTTGCAACAAAGATAGTTAAATATGAGTTGTACGGGAAAAACGGGAGATGCTCTCAAAAAATGTAAAGCTGCAGAGAAAGTAAAAACCGCTGCAGCGTTTAAAGCAGCTAATACAAGGCTTACGCTTGCGAAGATTAAAAAAGCGAAAGAGGAGAGAGACAAGAATAGAAAAACTGTTACAACCCCTCCTCCTAATAAAGAGAGACCTGCTACTACAATCCCGTTAGGATTAAGAACTTTAAATAATAAAACAACAATCAAACGTTCAAGAAGAACCAAAAAAAGGAAATAATGATGAAACAAGCAACACAAAAACCGTATTTTACACAAGCAAGCAAAAGTATGGGTGGAAAACCTGAGAAATTTGGATTACCATCTAACAAACAAATTGCTAATAGCGTTTATAAAACTTGTGGTGGTACTAAAAAAGGTATGTACTAATGGGTTTTAAATCTGTTTCTCGTAGTATTGCAAAGAAAGGTGGTTACTCTAAGACAGTAGCTGACCGTATATTAGCTGCATCTTCTCGAAACGCAAGTGCTAAAGCTAAAAAGAAAAATCCAAACTTAAAGAAAGTAAAGTAATGGCAAAAAAAGTTAGTTGGAAGTACGGAGGTAAAACATATTCGGGTACTCTTATAAGAGAAACTAAGACTCATACATATGCACGAACTACTAACGGTAAAGTTAAAACCATAAAGAAAAAATAATATGGCTTGCGAAGGGTTAAAAGGAAAAGCATTAGCGTATTGTAAATCAAGGACACAACCTCATACGGTAAAACAAAAAATGGTTAAGACCGTAAAAAATAAAAAGGTTAAAAGAAAATCTAATTCTGATGTTACGAATAATGTAACAGGTAAAAGAATTCAAACAGTTTCTACAAATACTAATAGAAACCCAAAGGGTAAAACAAATAGATTAATTACAGAAACTAAAAAAAATGGTGAAAGAGTTGTAGTAGCACCGGATGGAACGAGAAATTCTTTTGGTAACAGAAAATCACAAAGAGAACTTAAAAAATTTCAAAGAAATTATAAATCATAATGGCAAAACCTAAATCAAAAACAAAACCGAAATCTAAACCTAAACCTAAACCAAGATACTAATGGCAAAATTTAAAGTACACAATATGTACAGTAAGACAGGAGTAAAGAAAGTAGCTAAAACTATGGCTGCACACTTAGGTTTAAAAGCTAAGGGATGGACACACACTATGCCTAAAAAGAAAAAGTAATGGCTACACCACGAAAGGGTAAAGCAAAAGTTAAAGTTACTGCATCAGGTAAAAGAGTTAGTTACGGTCAAGCAGGTAGTGCAAGAGGAGGAGGGCCAAGAGTTAAGCCCGGTACATCCAAAGGTGATAGCTATTGTGCAAGAAGTTTTGGAATTAAGAAAAGGTTATCAAAGAAAAAACAGAATGACCCAAACACACCAAACAATCTTTCTCGTAAGAGATGGAAATGTGTAGGTAAAAAAAGTAAAAAATAAATAATTAAAAATAGAAACTATGGCACATCAAGGTTACAATTCAAGATTAGACGATAGCTTAGGCTCACGTAATGGAAAAAAATCTCAATCAATGAAATCTCGTAGAGATGAATCTGAGTCAATGAGCAAAAGAAAATTTGGTGGTAATAAGTCAATGGCTTATCACAGTAACAACATCAAGGCACATAAAAAAATGTAATGGGGAATTTATTTATAAAATTAGGAAAAGCAATTATTAAATTTAATTGGCATCTAAAATGTAAATATAACCAAGTGATATTAAAGTTGGTGTTGGACGTTTCAGAATGTCCTGTTGACAAGTGTGTTTGTAAAAAATAAAAATTAACTCTAATGAAATCTAAAGGATTAGGAGACACAATAGAAAAAATCACAAAAGCTACCGGGATAAAAGCGGTAGTAGAAACAATATCCACAATCACAAATGTTCCGTGTGGTTGTAGTAAAAGAAGGGAAGCCCTTAACAAGGCAGTACCTTATGAAAATATGGGAACGAAATTAACTAAAGAGTTTTAACCTCAAAAAAAAAACAAAATGCCTTACCCAAAAAATTCCATTAATACCGGATTAGCATTGCAAGTTATTGCAAGTGATTCATTACCAATTCCTTCACCTGCAGCTTATACCTTATTAGGTACTGCAAGTCCTTTAATATCAGGAACAGTAACAAGTTTAGGAACTGACCAACTTTTAGATAATTCAGGAGTGAATTTTCAATCAACCATATCACCATTACCTGTTTTAGTTGATGACAAAGCATTTAACACTACTGCTGACCCTGATACAGTTGCAACTATAACCGGAACAGGGCCTGCCGGATTAGGATTAAATGCTGATATATTTACAGTAGGACTTCCAAATTACACAATTATTCGTTCCTTAACACTTTGTGATGATGATGGAGTATTTGTTGATGGATTTAAAAAAGCAGGAGGAGTAAGTGTAGGAGACATAGTATACAATACTACTGCATTAACTTCGGCAAGTATAACTTCAATTAGAGATAACAAATTAATGACATTAAGTGCAGACATTTTTGGAACGCCTGCTCTTGCAAATGATTCATATAGAATATTTGCAAATCCTAATGGTCAATTAGGAGTTACATCACAGTCAAGTACAGAAGCTTGTCTTTTATACGTAGGTAGTAATTCAACAGGTACAGTTGTAGATGTAAGAGTTAAAACATCTGCAGGAAATGATGTAACATTTACCAATGTTAAAGTGGGTTCTGTTTTACCGGTACAAGTTTTACAGTTATATTCTACAGGAACAACTGTGGAATCAAGAAATAATTGTATAGCAATTTGGTAATATGAAATTCGATATGACAGATATAAAGCTTTATTTACTAAACGCATCAGCGTTCACGATATCATTTACACACATTGATATGGTTCTAAAAATATTACTTTTAGTTTTAACCATAGGATATACGGCTCAACGTTGGTATTTAATGGATAAAAAAAGACGTGAGGACAATAAATAAATTAATAGTTCATTGCTCAGCTACAAGAGAAGGGCAAGAAATTAGCGTAGAGACAATTCGTAAATGGCATCTTCAAAGAGGATGGAGAGATATAGGATATCATTACGTAATTTATTTAAACGGTACGGTCAAAAAAGGACGTGATTTAAAAATTTCAGGTGCACACACCCGTGGTTATAACAAAGAAAGTATTGGGATATGTTATATTGGTGGTGTTGAGTCAGACGGCAAAACACCTAAAGATACAAGAACAGATGCTCAAAAAGAAAGCCTAAGTAGTTTATTACTAAAATTGAAATCAGAACATTGCGATTCAATTGTGTATGGACATAGAGATTTTTCTGCTAAGGCTTGCCCAAGTTATGATGCTACTGAAGAATACAAATGGATAAGCGAATATTATGGATAAAATACTTAATTGGTTTGGAGGAAGTGTAGTAAAAGATATACTATCGGGATTAGATAATCTGTTTACATCTAAAGAAGAAAAGATTAAAGCAGAAAATGTTATCACAAAAATCCTTGTACAAAAACAATTGGAGTTGCAGAAAATGCAAACAGAAATTATTATAGCTGAGGCTAAAGGAAATTGGTTACAAAGAAGTTGGAGACCAATCCTAATGTTATCGTTTGGATTTATAGTTATATACGTAAAATTTGTTGCTCCATTATTTTCACTTCCTATTCCTGAACTTGAAAATGAGTTTTGGAATTTATTACAATTAGGTATAGGTGGATATGTAATAGGACGTACAGGAGAGAAGATGATGGACTCGTTTTCTAAAAGAAAATAATAATATAAAAAACGTACCTTTGTAAAAGCAAAGTACAGTATAAAAATATGGCAAGAATTAGTACATACCCTATTGATAGTAGTATAACCGGGGGAGATAAATGGATAGGTTCAGATGTTAATTCTCTTAATGCAACAAAGAATTTTACTGCAGACGGAGTAGCGGTATTTTTGAACTCTGCTAATAAAATAGAGACTCAATCACTTAGATATGTATATCAAGATTGGCAAATTGGAGATGTCAGAAAGAGTGGAAGTATTTCATTTGAAGTACCACAAGCAACCGGGACAACACCATTTGCAGGAGTAACTGCATTTAAGATAAGTCAATCTCAATTAGATAGAGCATCGCTCGACATCTCTGCTTTTTATAGTTCTCCTTTAGAAGGGAATTATATATTAATAAGTAAGACAAGTTCTGTAATTGATTGGGCAATATACCAATGGGACAGTACCACAAAAGATGCAGTAGAACCAACATTTTATGATATTGGTTTAACATTGATATCAAGTAGTGGTTCTTTAATAGATACAAATGATTATTTTATCTCTTTGTTACAAATTGCTCCGGGAGGAGGAGGTGGCGGTGATAAGAATTTTGTTTTTACTCAGCCGGTAGCAAGTCCTTCGGCAACGTGGATTATCACACATAACTTAAATAAGTTTTGTTCAATTGATATTACTGACGAAAATAAAAATATAATTTACGGTAGTGTAGTTTATGACAGTTTAAATCAAATAACTGTAACATTTAAAACAACAAACTCTCAACCGCTCCCACAATCGGGTTTTGGATATTGTAATTAAAAATAAATTAATAATAAAAATAGAAAAAAATGGCAATTAAGTATTTAGATAATATTTCCCTTGGAGGAAATCAAATCACAAATGTGGCCCTCGAAAACATCGGGTCAAATCCTGCAGGGTACTCCGGGCAAATAATATTTAATACGGCAACTGCCTCATTAAATTATTACAACGGAAGTGGTTGGGTAGTATTAGATGGTAGTGGAGATATCTCAGGAGTTACTGCAGGTAATGGTCTTACCGGTGGAGGAACAACAGGTAATGTTACAGTTTCTGTAGATTATGTAGGAGCAGATAACATTATTCTTGAAGCACAAGACTTATCATCTTCAGCAATTGGATTGACTAATAAAATTATGTTTTCTGACGGAAGCAATGATGTTAGTTTTGCAAATGTTAGTGATTTACCTTTCAGTAATAAAGAGGGTACAGTTACAAGTGTAGCTACGACTCACGCAGGTAATGCATTTACTGCATCTATTGGAGGCTCATCAACTGTAAATCCTTCAGTAAATATTGCAATGGCAGGTACTGCAGCACAATATATAAATGGATTAGGTAATTTAATTACTTTCCCAACTGATGCAGGTGGAACAGTAACTCGTGTAGGTGCTTTAGACGGAACTTTTGTTAGTAGTTCAAGTGCAGACATTACAACTGCAGGTGATTTACGTTATGACTTAAGTGCTACAGGAACACCAAGTTCTTCTACTTTTTTAAGAGGAGATAATGTTTGGGCAACAGTTCCGGGTGGTTATACTTCTTGGACATTAGGTTCAAATACAGGAGCAGATAATGCTATTGTAAATAGTGATGCCGTAGATATAGTAGGTATTAGTAATATTACAGGTTCAATTTCTACAGTAGGAACAAAAAGTACTGTATCACTTGGATTAACTGCATCAGGAGTTACTGCAGGAGTTTATACTTTAGCAAGTATTACAGTTAATGATAGAGGAATTGTTACTGCAGCAGCATCAGGCTCATCAGGAGCAATGACAAGTTGGGATTTAAAAGGAGATTCAGGAACAAATCAAACTATTACTAACACAGAAGTTGTAGATTTTCAAGGAGGTGTAGGAATTACTACATCTGCAATTGCATCAAACATATTAAAAACTACTCTTGATTTATCAGAATTACCTGCACTTGGACAATCAGGTTCAAATCAATTGGTATTCTTACAAGGAGGAACTACACAAGGTAAAGTTTTATTTAGTGGTGTACCTTTAAATCTATGGGGAGTACCTACTGCAAATTTAAGTATTGGTACACAAAAACTTACTAATGTAGTTGACCCAACGGCAGCACAAGATGGAGCAACTAAAAATTATGTAGATACAACATTCGCAGGTTCAGGAGCATTAATCTTTCAAGGAGGATATGCAGCAAATACTGCAGCACCATCAGGAGCAGCAGTTCTTAAAGGATTTACTTATGTAGTAACAGTAGCAGGTACAGGAGTTCCTGCAAATTATTGGTCTCCAACATTAGAGGTTGGTGATTTAATTATCGCTAATCAAGATGCTCCAACTAATGCATCACAATGGACAGAGGTTAACAAGAACATTGACGTTGCAAGTGCAACAGTACAAGGTATTGCTAATTTCCCAACTGCAGGTGGATTAACAGTAGCTTCAGGAGCGGTAAGTATGCCAACCGTAGTTGCAGCAGGAAGTGTAGGTTCAGCATCTCAATCTTTAAGTCTTTCAACAGATGTTAAGGGTAGAGTTACTGCAAGAACTGCACAAAACATTGCAATTACTGCAAGTCAGGTAACGAATTTTGCAGCACAAACTTTAGTTGAAATTAAAGATAGAGAATTTTCAGCTACTATTGGAGATGGTTCTTCAATTGCAATTGTGGTTACTCATAATTTAGGTCAAAGAAATGTAATGGTAGATATATTTTCTAACGCTGCACCATTTGATACTTTATATGCAACAGTAGAAAGAACTTCTACAAACACAATTACAGTTAGAACTACACAAGCACTTGGAAATGCAGCAGCAGTAGTATTGATTAAAGCAATAGGATAAGAATAAAATTTAAAATCAAAATATGTCAATTAGGTTCAAACAAGGGATTGATGTTGACGGTACTATTAAGGTAAACGGAGTGGGGTTAGGGCTAAATGCCTTTACCTCCACTTCTATACCAACTAATAATAATCAGTTACCTAACGGTGCAGGTTATATTACCGCCACATCTACAAATACCTTAACAAATAAGTCAGGTAACATAAGTCAATGGACTAATGATAGTGGCTATATTACTTCAGGTTCTTTGCCAACAGTAAATAATAGCCAAATTACTTTAGTTGCCGGCACTAATTTAAGTGGAGGTGGCATATTTAATTTGAATCAAAGTTCTGCTGAAACAATAACTTTTAATTCAACTTCAGGAATACCTGCAATATTAAGTAATGGAAGTACTCCATCATTAAATACAGGAATATCTGCTGCTGAAGTACGCTCTTTAATTGGAGCAGGTACAAGTTCAACTACAGGTACAGTAACTACTACAGGTTCAGTTAATAATTTTGAATTTCCTCAATTTGCATCTTCTACATCAATAAAAGCATTAACTGCTGCTGAGATGAGGGCTGCATTAAACGTTCCTAATACTACGACTGTTATCACAAATAACAATCAATTAATTAACGGGGCAGGTTATACAGGTAATACGGGTACAACTACTCCATCTAATACACAGACTTTTACTAACAAGAGTGGTAATATTAGTCAATGGACTAATAATTCAGGTTATATAACTTCAGGTGCTTTACCAACAGTAAGCAATGCTACAATTACTTTAGTAGCAGGAACTAATCTTTCAGGAGGTGGTACAATAACTTTAAACCAATCAGCTAATGAGACTGTTACATTTAACAACAGTATCACTAACAATAATCAATTAACTAATGGTAGAGGTTTTGTTACCTCATCAGGTAATACAATTATTGGAACAGATACAGATTTGAATTTCGGAGGAGCGAATGTTCTTAGTACTATTGCTTTAACGGATGGTGTTATAACTGCTTATACAAATAGAGCGATGACTCTTGCTAACTTAGGTTATACAGGAGCAACTAATGCTAACAATATTACTAACAACAATCAATTAACTAACGGTGCAGGATATGTTACTGCTGCTCAGTCAGATGATTATGATAGATGGAGAGTACAAGCAGACTCAGGTAGTGTACTTAATGTAACATCAAATACTAATGTAGATTTTATAGGAGGAACTAATATAACAACCTCAACAGGAACACAAGCAGGAGGACTTAGAGTTACTATCAACAACTCTATCTCAAATAATAATCAGCTTACTAACGGAGCAGGTTATATAACTTCAGGTTCTTTGCCTACAGTAAATAATCCTACAGTAACATTTAATGCAGGAACAGGATTAACAGGTGGTGGTGCAATATCAATGAATCAGTCAAATACTGAAACAATTACATTTAACAACAGTATTACTAATAACAATCAGTTAACTAACGGAGCAGGGTATACAACCAATACAGGTACTACTACCGCTTCTAACTCACAAACTTTCACTAATAAAGGTGGAAACATATCTCAATGGACTAATAACTCAGGTTATGTTACAAGTTCAGGTGTTACTTCAGTAGCAACAGGTAATTCAAATACATTAACTAAGTCAGGTTCAACTTCAGTAACATTAACACCTAATACAGGAGTAGTAAGTGCAAGTTCATCAAACTTAGCAACAGGTTCACAAATACAAACTGCAATTAATAATGCTCTTACAGGAGTATTACAATTTGAAGGAACTTGGAATGCATCAACAAACTCACCTACTTTAAGTTCAGGTTCAGGAACATCAGGAGATTACTACATAGTAAGTACTGCAGGTTCTACAAACTTAGATGGGATTACTGATTGGGCAATTGGAGATTGGGCAGTATTTGCTAATACTACTTGGACAAAAATTGACAATTCACAAGTAGGTAATGTAACAGGTTCAGGTGCAAATGGAAGAGTAGCACTTTGGAATGCAACTTCAAATGTTACAAGTGATTCAGAATTAACATATAATTTAGGAACTAATACATTATCAGTAGGTGCAATAACTTGGACAGGTGGTAATACAGAAAGGTCTAATGATTCTTATGATAATACAATTACAGGAATTTCTGATTCAGGTTCTTCTACAACAACTATAACTCTTACACAAAGAGATGGTGGTACATTAAGTACATCATTTACTATACCACAGGGTGATATTACTTCAGTAGGAGCAGGAACAGGTATTAGTGGCGGTGGAACTTCAGGAGCAATAACAATAACAAACTCAGACAGAGGTTCTTCACAATCTATATTCAAAAACGTATTATCTAATTCAGGTACTGCGGTTGCTGATAACAATAACGATACTTTATCAATTTTAGGTGGAACTAATGTTTCTACTTCTGTTGTTGGAGATGTTTTAACTATAACTTCTACAGACACTAATACAAATAATTATGTAACAAGTGGAAGTATATCAGGAGGAACAGTAACTTTAAACAGACAAGGACTTGGTACAGTAACTTTTACTATTAATAATGCTTCTATCATTAACGGTGCAGGTTATACTTCTAACGTAGGTGATATTACACAAGTTTCAGCTACAGGTGGTTTACAAGGTGGTGGTCAAAGCGGCTCAGTTACAGTAAGTGTAGATTATTCAGGAGCAGGAAATATTATTGATACTGCTTCAGATGGTACAACTATAATTTCTTCAGATAAAATTTTATACGAAGATGCTACTGATAGTGTTGTTAAAGAAATTGCCGTCTCAAGTCTTTTAGCGTTAGCACCTCAAGGTGATATAACAAGTGTAGGTGCAGGAACAGGAATGACCGGTGGTGGTACAAGTGGAGCAGTTACATTAAATGTTATTGGTGGTTCAGGAATTACTGCAAATGCAAATGACATAGCGGTTGATACAACAGTTGTAAGAACATCAGGTAATCAAACTATTAACGATACAAAAACTTTTATGAAAGGTATTGTATTAAGTACACTAAATAGTGATGCTTCTACAATCTTTACTCAAAGTGGATATAAAGTTATAGAACACGATGATGTACAAGGAATAGATTGGTTAGTAAACAATACTGTTCAGATAAGTGTAGCAAATAATAATACAGGTGCTTTCAATGTTGGAAGTAGAAATTTAGTATCACAAGGAATTACTACTCCTTCAATAACTTTACCGGGAACTACAGGTCAATATGTTAGAGGTAATGGAACAGTAGCTTCTTTTCCGAGTATACCTCAAGGTGATATAACTCAGGTTATAGCAGGTTCTAATATGTCAGGTGGTGGAACGTCAGGTGTTGTAACTTTAAATAACACCGCACCAAATATTGTACAATCTACAATAAGTGGTAACGCAGGTACTGCAACTGCATTACAAAATGCAAGACTTATAGCAGGTGTAAGTTTTAATGGTACAACAAATATATCTCTTAACAATAATAATATTACTAACGGAGCAGGTTATACCTCAAATTCAGGTGATATTACTGCAGTAAATGCAGGTTCTAATATGACAGGCGGTGGAACATCAGGTAGTGTTACCTTATCGGTTTCATCTACTCCATCATTTGGAGATGTATTTATAAACGACCAAATAATAAAAACAGGAGATACTAATACGTATTTACAATTTCATGCTGCTGACCAATTTAGAATTGTAACAGGAGGTGGTGAAAGATTAGAAGTAGCAAATTCATTAACAAAAATTAGTACAAATCTTAATGTTAATGCTTCGGGAGATGTAGGATTAAATATAGATGCTGAAAATGGTACGTTTGAGATAGGTGATGTAGATGGAGTAAGTGACCAAGTTTACATAGCAGGTGCAACAAACCTTGATTTATTTACAAATGGTAGTAATAGAATACGCATACAAAGATTAGGTAATGTTGGTATAAATGACACGACTCCATCTTATAAATTAGATGTTAATGGTGATATAAGAGCAACAGGAAATATTATTGCTTTCTCTGATTCAAGAGTAAAAGATAATGTTGAAACTATTGAAAATGCTTTAGACAAAGTAACTCAACTAAGAGGTGTGTCGTACACAAGGAACGACATAGAGGATAAATCTACTCAGTTAGGTGTAATTGCTCAAGAAGTTTTAGAAGTAGCCCCTGAACTCGTTAAATTAGATGATGAAGGAATGTATTCTGTAGCATATGGGAATATGAATGGATTGTTAATTGAAGCTATTAAAGAATTAAAAGCTGAGATAGCAGAATTAAAAAAGAAAATTAAATAATATGGCAGTACCAAGTTCGGGAACTATTACTATGTTGGGCATTGCTCAAGAAAGATTATATGGTACATACGGTGGAGGAAGTGTAGGTAATCCAATTCTATCAAATGACTTGGTAAACGGTGGGGGATTAAATGCTTTTCCTGCTTTAAATAGTAATAGTCCTACTTTACCAAGTACAAGTAATCCATTATTATTGAACGCTTGGTATGAATATGACCAAGATGCAACTTCAGGTTGTACAGCATTCTTAACTAACACGAATCCAAGAAACGCTTGTCTTATTAGTAGTTCAAATACTTCTTACTATCACGATGGTTCAGGTCTTTATCCTGTTACAGGTGATAAAGTATATTCAGATTTTGATTGTACGAATTTAGCAAGTGGAGGTACTCGTAGAGTATTTAGTTCAAGTGGAACAGGTCTTGGAACTTATACTGTGCAATTTGCTTTTCCAAATAACGGAGTTGTAACAGGTATCAGTATATGTTGATAAAAAACATTACATTTGTATAATAATAATCATAATTTAATTAAATGAAAAATTTATCAGAAAAAGAACTTAAAACAGTTCAAGATTTAGTAGCAGAATTTAATCAAGCTAAAATTCAATTAGGAGACACAGTAATATCTCAAAACGCTTTAATGACTAAAGTGGCAGAGTTAAAAGTTTCTTATGCTAAGCAAGAAGAAAAATTAATTAAAAAATACGGGAAAGATTCTGTAATTAATATTCAAACAGGAGAAGTAACAACAGAAGAAAAGACTGCTCCCGAAATGACTCCGGTTAAATAATATGGCAAGAATAAGCACATACGCAACAGATACTGCACCTTCTCTTACTGATAAGGTTATAGGTTCTGAGATGACAAATGAGGGTGTTACTAAGAATTATATTCTTAGTGACATCTTAACACTTGGAGTTAATCAACACGATGTTAAGCTTAAATCTCCCAATGGAAGTGTGTACAAGTTATCAATATCTAACGCAGGTGTTATTTCTTCTACATTAGTTCCTTAAAAAAACCTAATGGACATTAGAAAAATCTCTATAGGGCCTGATTATAAATCAGGTGCTATGCACTACATAGTAGGACAAGAAATTTTAGGAAACTCTCATAAGATACATCTTATACGTTTTGATGCTCAAACTAAATCTGTAAAAATATGGATTGAAAAAAGCGTTACTGAAGAGATTGATGAAATTTTATTGTGGAAAGAATTTAGTTCTAATATGCCTGTGTCTATTGAGTATAACATAAATTTTTAATTAAATGAAATCAAATGCAATCACCATTCTTTTTTATAGTCGAACCTGTAAAGGGGAAACGATATAATAATACAAAAGATATAGGTGGGATTGATTTTATTACAAGTACTTCTGAGGAAGACCATAAGTTTTCAAATAGAGAAGCAACAGTAATAGAACTTCCACTAAGTTATGAAGGCCCTGTAAAAAAGGGTGACACACTTCTTGTGCATCATAATGTATTCAAATTCTACAATGACATTAAAGGTAATAGAAGAAGCGGTAGAAGTTTCTTTAAAGATAATTTATTCTTTATAGAACCTGACCAATATTTTTTATATCACGATGGAACAGAATGGCATACCTATGATAGGTATTGTTTTGTTAAACCTATTCCTACAACTGACTCTTATATTTATAAAAATGTAAGTGAAGAACCTTTAGTTGGTGTAATGAAATATCCAAATAAATATTTAATGAGTAAAGGAATTAAGAAAGGAGACAAAGTTTCTTTTCAGCCTGAAAGTGAATATGAGTTTGAAGTAAATGGAGAGAAGTTATATAGAATATATGACCATCAAATTACACTTAAATTATGAATGTAGGAATTTATAATAATGTTATTAAAAATGTTGACTCCTACAAAAAAGACATTTTAAAAAAAGGCTTTGAAGATATTCTCTTAGGTGAAGATACTTTTAAGAATGTACAAGCAAGAGGTCGTGATGAGTTAGTAGATTTTTTATTAATTAAATATCCTAATTATTCACCTGACTTAAACTTTGCAAGAAGGTCTCCAATCTATCAAGATGAACCAAATTATATTCATACTGATGAGATGATGGGTGATTTAACGGCTATATTGTATTTAAACGAAAAGCATCCTGAAGAAGATGGAACAACTTTATATTACAAAGGAAAAAAAAGTTGTATATTAAAAGCAAAGTATAATAGATTAGTTGTATTTCCATCTGACTTATATCATTCAAGAAATATATTTGACAATTATGGTTCTGCAGAAAACGCAAGATTAATTCAAGTTTGTTTTTTAAAAGAAAATAAATGAATAAAAAAATAAAGTTAAAAATAATTGAAGCAGGTCATAGGGCGGTAGAGCAATTAATAAAAGTTGCAAAAGAAGAAATTATTAAACACGACCCTGAAGATGAATTATCTGCAGATAGATTAAAGAATGCAGCGGCTACAAAAAAGTTAGCAATATTTGATGCATTTGAAATCTTAAGTAGAATAGAAGCTGAAGGAGAGGCTATCAAAATTTCTGAACAAGGAGCAAGTAGAACTGATACGAAACAAGGATTTGCAGAACGAAGGTCAAAATAATTTATATAAAGTAGTAGAAAACTACATACCTAAAAAAGTACTTAGCATTAAAAACAAAGCTAAGTCTTGGGTGTATGGATATGACCAAAAATATAATTTTGTAGTAATTTCAAAGACAGGTCAGATAGGAGAAATTTTAGATATACAAGGTTTAAAAATAGGCTTACCTCTTGAACCTAAAAAGTGTCTTCAAAGACACAAGAAAAAAGAAGAACAATATTGGGAAAGAACTAATCTTCCAAACGAACTACAAAAAATACAATCTATATTTCAATGGAATGATAAGCCTTCTGATTTTAAAGAACGATGGGTAGATTACATTGAAGAAGAATTTGACCGAAGAGAAGAAGGGATTTTCTTTATGAGCAATGGTAAGTCTACTTATATTACAGGTGGGCATTATATGTACATACAATGGACAAATATTGATATTGGATATCCTGACTATAGGGAAGCAAATAGAATATTTTATATTTATTGGGAAGCTTGTAGAGCAGATAAAAGAAGTTTTGGGATATGTTATTTAAAAATTAGGCGTTCAGGATTTTCTTATATGGGTAGTGAAGAGTGTGTCAATACAGGTACACTTGTAAAAGATGCACGAGTTGGTATACTTTCTAAAACAGGAGGGGATGCAAAAAAAATGTTTACTGATAAAGTTGTTCCTATTGCAAATAGACTTCCTTTTTTCTTTAAACCTGTGCAAGATGGTATGGATAAACCTAAAACAGAATTAGCTTTTAGAGTTCCTGCTGCAAAAATTACTAAAAAAAATATGACTACTGTAGCTAACAATGACATTCAAGGTCTTGACACTACAATAGATTGGAAAAATACAGATGATAACTCTTATGATGGAGAGAAATTATTATTATTAGTTCACGATGAGAGTGGTAAATGGATTAAACCAAATAATATTTTAAACAATTGGCGTGTTACTAAAACGTGTTTAAGATTAGGTAGTAAAATTATTGGTAAATGTATGATGGGTTCTACCTCTAATGCTTTGAGCAAAGGTGGAGATAACTTTAAAAAACTTTATGACGATTCAAACGCAGATAAAAGGAATGCCAATGGGCAAACCAAAAGCGGATTGTATAATCTTTTTATTCCTATGGAATGGAATATGGAAGGTTTTATAGATAAGTTTGGAATGCCTGTTTTTAAAACTCCTAAGTCTCCAATACTTGGAATTGATGATGAGTTAATTCATAAAGGAGCAATTGATTATTGGCAAGATGAAGTAGACTCATTACAAAATGATGCAGATGCATTAAATGAATATTACAGACAATTCCCAAGAACTGAATCTCACGCATTTAGAGATGAAAGCAAACAATCTCTTTTTAATCTTACAAGAATATATCAGCAAGTAGATTTTAATGACACACTTGTAACTGAACATCACACTACGAGATGTAGTTTTAATTGGCAAGATGGTATTAGAGATAGTAAAGTTATAATGAGTCCTAATAAAAATGGTAGGTTTATAGTTAGTTGGACTCCTAAGAGAGACTTACAAAATAGAGTTATAGTAAAAAATGGAATTAAGTATCCCGGTAATGAACACATAGGAGCGTTTGGATGTGATAGTTATGATATTTCAGGAACAGTTGGAGGAGGAGGTTCTAATGGTTCTTTGCACGGATTAACTAAGTTTAATATGGATGATGCTCCAAGTAATGAATTCTTTTTAGAATATGTTGCACGTCCACAAACTGCAGAAATATTTTTTGAAGAGGTATTAATGGCTTGTGTTTTTTATGGAATGCCTATATTAGTAGAAAATAATAAACCAAGATTATTATATCATTTTAAAAACAGAGGATATAGAGGATTTAGTGTGAATAGACCTGATAAACAATTTACGAAATTATCTAAAACTGAACGAGAGTTAGGTGGTATACCCAATTCAAGTGAAGCAGTTAAGCAGGCACACGCTTCTGCTATAGAATCTTATATAGAACAATATGTAGGTTTTTTAGATAATGATGATATTGGTACGATGCCGTTTGTAAGAACATTAGAGGATTGGGCAAAGTTTGATATTAGCAATAGAACTAAGTTTGATGCAAGTATATCGTCCGGTTTAGCTATAATGGCAACTCAAAAACATCTTTATCAACCTGAGAAAAAACAATCAAAAATAAACATTAACTTTGCGAGGTATAATAACAAAGGGAACATAAGCGAAATTATTAGATGATAGATGTTAAAGTAAACATAACATCGGCAGGCTTCCCAAGTCAGTTTGTTTCTGATGCAGAAAAAGCATCAGATGAGTTCGGTATTCAAATCGGACAAGCTATTCAATATGAATGGTTCAAAAAGGACGGAGCACAATGTAGATTCTATGACCAATGGAGAAGTTTCCATAGGCTTAGACTTTACGCCCGTGGCGAGCAGTCTGTTGGTAAATATAAAAACGAGTTAGCGGTTGATGGCGACCTGTCTTATCTAAATTTAGATTGGACACCTGTTCCTGTTATGCCCAAGTTCGTAGACATTGTAGTAAATGGGATGTCTGATAGATTATTTAAAGTAAAGGCTTTTGCACAAGATGCAATGTCTCAAGCAAGACGAAGCAAGTTTCAAGACCTCATTGAGGGACAGATGATTGCTAAACCTGTATTAGACATAGTTGCTAAGAAAACAGGTGCTAATCCTTTTTCAGTTAATCCTGAAGATTTGCCAACAACAGATGAAGAGTTGTCATTATATATGCAACTTAAGTACAAACCTGCTATAGAAATAGCAGAAGAAGAAGCTATTAATACTATACTTGAGGAAAATCATTATTTTGATTTACGAAAACGTTTAGATTATGACCTTACTGTAATAGGTATTTCAGTTGCTAAGCACGAGTTTCTTCCGGGTTCAGGTGTCGAAGTTAAATATGTAGACCCTGCAAATGTGGTATACAGTTATACTGAAGACCCACACTTTAAAGATTGTTTTTATTGGGGAGAAATTAAGACTATGAATATCATAGAACTTAAAAAAATAAAACCAACACTTACTAATTTAGATTTAGAAGAGATTGCAAAAAGTGGACAAAGTTGGTATGACTATTATAATGTAGCACAATATTACAACAACGATATTTTTTATAGAGATACTGTAACATTAATGTATTTCAATTATAAAACTACTAAAACTTTTACTTACAAGAAAAAAATAAAAGATAGTGGTAACATAAGAATGGTTGAGAAAACTGACGAATTCAATCCATCTGAAGAGATGATGGATGAAGGTAGTTATGAAAAAATTTCTAAGACTATTGATGTATGGTATGAAGGAGTAATGGTAATGGGAACTAACTACTTATTAAAGTGGGAGTTAGCAGAGAATATGGTAAGACCAAAGTCTTCATCTCAGCACGCAATACCTAATTATGTAGCTTGTGCACCTCGTATGTACAAAGGAGTAATAGAATCTTTGGTTAGAAGAATGATACCATTCGCTGACCTTATTCAAATTACACATCTTAAATTACAACAAGTAATATCTAAAGTAGTACCTGACGGTGTCTTTATTGATGCAGATGGTTTAAACGAGGTTGACCTTGGTACGGGTAATGCTTATAATCCTGAAGATGCTTTACGATTATACTTCCAAACAGGTAGTGTTATTGGTAGAAGCTATACAGGTGATGGTGAATACAATCAAGCAAGAGTTCCTATCACACAGTTAAACTCTAACTCAGGAGCAGGAAAGACACAAATGCTTATAGGTAACTATAATCATTATATGGATATGATAAGGTCTGTAACAGGCTTAAATGAAGCGAGGGATGGTAGTAAACCTGACCCTAATTCTTTAGTTGGTGTACAGAAGTTAGCAGCATTAAATTCTAATACTGCAACTCGACATATATTAGACGGAAGTTTATATATGTATAGAACTATTGCTGAAGCATTAACATATAGAGTTTCGGATATATTACAGTATGCAGATTTTAAAGATGACTTTGTTAATAAAATTGGAAAGTACAACGTAAGTATACTTAATGAGATTTCAGATTTATATATTTATGACTTTGGAATTTTTATCGAAGTAGCACCTGATGAAGAACAAAGGTCACAACTTGAGCAGAATATTCAAATGGCTTTATCTAAAGGAGATATTAATCTTGAAGATGCTATTGATATAAGAGAATTAAAAAATCTTAAACTTGCTAATCAACTTCTTAAAGTTAAGCGACAAGCTAAACAAGAACGAGAACAAAAACAAGCAAAAGAAGCACAAGCAGCACAAGCACAATCAGCACAAGCAATGCAAGCACAAGCCGGTGAAATGGCAATGCAACAATTACAGATGGAAACTCAAGCTAAGATGCAAATCAAACAAGCTGAGATTCAAGGAATGATGCAGAAAATGCAACAGGAAGCTGAATTAAAATCTATGTTAATGGATAAAGAGTTTGAAATGAATATGCAGTTGCGTGGAATGGAAGTAGATGCTTTGTCAAAAAGAGAAGATGAAAGAGAAGTAGGAAAGGCTTCACGAATTAGCCAACAGAATACTGAACAAAGTAAATTGATTAATCAAAGAAAAAATAACTTACCTCCAATGAGTTTTGAATCAAACGAGGATAGTTTAGATGGATTTGATTTGTCAGAGTTTAGTCCAAGATAAAATTAAAATTAAATTAAATCAAAATCATATGGAATACACAAATGTAAAAGTAGTTGATGATGCAGAAGCAAAATCAGTACAACAAGTAGAAGGTGAATTACTTGAGAAGCACGAAGCACAGTATAACGAAGTTGATAACGGTCACGTAACAGTACCTACAGATACAGTTAATACTGATATTGCGGATAAAGAAGAATTAAGTAAACCTCTTGAACTAAACGAAGAAAATATTCTGTCGTTTATGAAAGAAAGATATAATAGAGATATTACTTCTTTAGATGAATTAAATGAAGTACGTAAAGAAAGTCAGGAATTACCTGAAGATGTTGCGGCTTATTATAAATACAAAAAAGAAACAGGACGTGGTCTTGAAGACTTTGTTGCTTTAAGCAAAGACTTTGATGGTGGAAATCCTGATAAAATTTTAAGAGACTATTTAGTTGCGACTGAAAGAGGTCTTGACGAAGAGGACATTGATGGAATGATGATGGATTATTCTTATGATGAAGACCTTGACGATGAGACAACTGTTAGAAAAGCTAAACTCTCAAAAAAGAAAGCAATTGCTAAGGCCAAAGATTACTTTGAGTCTGAAAAAGAAAAATATAGAATTCCTCTTGAGTCAAGTGGGCGTTCTCTTTCTGATGAAGACCAAAAGCAAATGGAGGACTATAAGCAATATGTAAGTGAAGCGAGTTCTTATGACGAGGAAGCGAAGCGTAAATCTCAATGGTTTACACAAAAGACAGAAGAAGTTTTCGGAAGCGAGTTCAAAGGTTTTGAGTTCTCTATTGATGAAAATAAAAGTGTCACGTATACTCCGGGTGACTCAATGGAATTGAAAAGTTTACAATCTAATCCGGGAAACTTTATAAAAAAGTTCTTGAATGAAGAAGGTTTACTTCAAGATGCAGTTGGGTATCACAAAGCACTTGCAGTAGCGATGAATCCTGAAAAATTTGCCAAGCACTTTTATGAGCAAGGCAGGTCAGAAGGTACTGATGATTTATTAAGAAAGACTAAGAACGTGAATATGTCTGCTCGTAATACACCTGAAGTATCATCAAAAGGAGGAACTCAATACAAAGCTATAAATCCGGATAACGGACGAGGCTTAAAAATTAAGAGTAGAAAATAATTTATTAATTTAAAAAAAAACAAAATGGCAGGACAAGTAAATGCAGCACCTACATTTGCATTGCAACCAAGTGCACAACAGACACCGTTAGCAAGCAATTATATTACAAACTTTGATTTCTTGAATCAGTATCTTCCTGATACTTATGAAAAGGAATTTGAACGTTATGGTAATAGAACCATCTCATCTTTCTTACGTATGGTAGGAGCAGAGATGCCGTCTAACTCAGATTTAATTAAATGGGCTGAGCAAGGACGTTTACACACAAAGTATATTAACTGTGCAACTGCAGCAGCAGCAGGAGTTGGAGTAGCAACTTTTACAATTTCGGATGTTTTAATTCCAACACCAACTGCTCCGGCAAAACCAATTGCGATTAGAGTAGGACAGACTTTATTTATTTCTGATAATGCAGGAACAGGGTCTAACAAAGCTATCGTAACTGCAGTTGATTTAGCATTAGGTACAGTTGATGTAGCTTATTATGAATTAGCAGGTCAAAGCTTTGCAGCAGCACAAGTATGTACAATCTTCATCTATGGTTCTGAATTTAAAAAAGGAACTAACGGAATGCAAGGTTCTTTAGAAGCTGATGATATCATCTTCGAAAATTCTCCAATTATCATAAAAGATAAATATGCAGTATCAGGTTCTGATATGGCACAGATTGGATGGATTGAAGTAACAACTGAAAACGGTGCTTCAGGATACCTATGGTATATGAAGTCAGAGCACGAAACAAGATTACGTTTTGACGATTATCTTGAGACTGCAATGATTGAAGCAGTTCCTGCAGAAGCAGGTTCAGGTGCACAATTAAATGCAGCAGGTGGTGATGTAGGTAACAAAGGTTCTGAAGGTATCTTCCACGTAGTCTCTACAAGAGGTAACGTATGGGGTGGTGGAAATCCAACTACATTAACAGAATTCGATACTATTGTTAGTCGTTTAGACAAGCAAGGTTCTATTGAAGAAAATGTAATATTTGTTGATAGAGATTTTTCTTTTGATATTGATGATATGTTAGCTTCATTAAACGGATTTGTTGTAGGTGGTGCTTCTAACTCTGCATCTTTTGGTCTTTTTGACAATGACGATACAATGGCATTGAATTTAGGATTTACAGGATTCAGAAGAGGTTATGACTTTTACAAGTCTGATTGGAAATACTTGAATGACCCAACAATGAGAGGTGGACTTTCTACTGTTGCAGGTTCAGGTAGAGTAAATGGATTGTTAGTTCCTGCAGGTTCTACTTCTGTTTATGACCAAATCTTAGGAAAAAATGCTAAGAGACCTTTCTTACACGTAAGATACCGTGCTTCAGAAACTGAGGACAGACGCTACAAAACTTGGATTACAGGTTCTGCAGGTGGTGCTCAAACTTCTGACCTTGATGCAATGGAAGTTAACTTCCTTTCTGAAAGAGCAGTATGTACATTAGGTGCAAACAACTTCTTCATATTCTCTGAATAAGAAGATTAATATATTAAAGGGAGGCAATAAATATTCTGATGAGCCTCCCTTTTTTTTAATATAAATTTAATTTTAAATCTTATCAAATGAAAAAACCAATGGAATTTGTCGCAAGACAATACAAATTAACAAGAGAAGCAGCTCCTCTTTCTTTTATGCTGCCAACACGTAACTCACGTAGATTTCCTTTAATGTATTTTGATGAAGACACAGGTGAAAACCGAGCACTTCGTTATGCCAAAAATCAAAAAAGTCCTTTTGAGGATGAACAAGATGGCAATGCAATTTTAGAACCGGTTATCTTTGAAGATGGGTTTTTAAATGTTGGAAAAGAAAATCAAGTACTGCAGAAATTCTTATCATTACATCCTTTAAACGGAAAAAGATTCGTTGAGGTGGATGAAGCAAAAGATGCTGCGGCAATAGTAAATATCCTTAATCTTGAGGTAGATGCTTTAATTGAAGCAAGAAACTTAAGTGTAGATATGGTTGAGAATGTAAGTAGAGTTCTTTTTGGAACAGATACTTCAAGAACCTCAACTGCAGAATTAAGACGTGATATTTTGGTATATGCCAAAAGAGAACCACAAAACTTTATAAATATTCTTGGTGACCCAATGTTAAAGTTACAAGCAAATGTTGCATTGTTCTTTGAAAAAGGTTTACTTGCTTTTAGAAAGAATAGAAAAGAAGTTTGGTTTAACACATCTACTAATAAAACAAGAATGCTTACAGTACCATATGGTGAAGAACCTATGTTTATTGTAGCATCATATCTTCAAAGTGATGAAGGGATTGATGTCCTTAAAATGCTTGAGAAGATGCTTGAAAAATAAAACAATAAAGAGTAAGATTGAAACGAGGGGCTATTTTAAGTCCCTCTTTTTTTTTGCTTATCTTTACCAAAAAGTTTACGATGATAAACACAGTAAGAAATACAGTTCTGTCTGTGCTAAATAAAAACAATTACGGATATCTATCTCCGTCAGATTTTAACTTATTTGCAAAACAAGCACAGTTAGATATCTTTGAGAATTATTTTTATGAGTACAACTATCAGATTAATAAAGAAAATGCACGTCAATCAGGTACGGGCTATGCAGATATACGAAAAGGTATAGAGGAAGCTATTGAAATTTTTTCAGAAACAAAAGGTTTAGTTAGAACTGCTGATAATATTTATTCATTACCATCTCAAACAACAACAGGAGATGATTACTACTTGCTTAATAAAGCATTAGTATATCAAACACTTTTGGACGAGGGTACTACCACGGCAATTTCAGCAGGAACAGGCAATAATAAGTTAATTGATTCTGCCGCTAATTTTACTGCGGATATTAATATTGGGGATATTATCGCATATGAAAACGGTGGGGTACAATACGCTAAAGTTACAGTTAAAGATAACTCAACAACTTTAACAACTAATCGTACAGATTTGAATGCTATTGGTAGGCCTTATGCCATATATAAAAGTACTACAAAATTTGAAGAAGCAGAAAAAGTTACACATAGTAAAATAACTATGTTGAATAATTCTTTACTAACTGCTCCTAACTTAACATTCCCTGCATACACACAGGAGGCTAATGCATTAACTGCATTTCCTAATACCATAGATAGTATAGGACAAGTTCAAGCACAGTACTTAAGATATCCTGCAGAACCAAAATGGACATACGTAACATTAGCAAACGGAACACCTGTATTTAGTCAGAGTCCTGCTGACTATCAAGACTTTGAAATACCTCTTGATGATGAAGTAGGGTTGATTTTAAAAATACTTCAGTACGCAGGAGTTATGATTAGAGAAGCGGATGTTTATTCATTTGCACAAGCAGAAGAAAACCAAGATAACCAAGAAGAAGCATAATGGCATATATATCAGAATTTCAGTACTACGACAATGGAGTTAATCCCCCTGAAGATGTAAATTGGGGCTCATATCAATACGTACCATTGTATGATATAGTAAACAATTTTATGTTGATGTATCAGGGTAATCATAGTCTTGTAAACAATGAAGAGAGATTTAAGATATTGTTTCACGCAAAAAGAGCGATTCAAGAATTAAACTATGATGCTTTTAAAGAAATAAAAGTTTTAGAGTTAGCGGTTGATGATAGTCTGAGATTTGTTTTACCTCCCGATTATGTAAATTGGGTTAGAATTTCTATGTATAGAGATGGTATTTTGTTTCCATTAAGTGAAAACATTCAGGTACAAAGTGCTCAAGCATATCTTCAAGACCAAACAGGAAGAGTTTTATTTGACCAATCAGGAAATATTTTAAGACCTGAAGACTCGTCATTAGACTTTGATAGAATAAAAGGAAGCAAGCCAAGCATTTACTTAGACCAAAACAATGGACAATTTAATGGTCAGACAGGATATAATGTAGATGGGTGTTGGTATTTTGAATATGGTATTGGTGCAAGGTTTGGTTTAAATACAGAAACTGCAAATTCTAATCCAACTTTTACTATAGACAGAAAAGCAGGAGTAATAAACTTTAGTTCAAGCATATCTAATAACTTAGTTGTACTTGAGTACATATCTGACGGTATGGAAGGTGGTGATGACAGTAAGATTACTGTAAACAAGTTATTCGAAGAGTATGTGTACGCATCAATTGAATATGCAATACTTGGTTCTAAATTAAATACACAGGAATACATAGTTGCACGTATGAGAAAACGTAAAACTGCATTACTGAGAAATGCAAAAATTAGAATTAGCAACATACATCCGGGAAGATTATTGATGAATCTGAGAGGTCAGAATAAATGGATAAAATAATATGCCGAATATTTCAAGAAATTTTATACAAGGGAAAATGAACAAGATGGTTGATGAACGACTCGTGCCAAACGGGGAGTACATTGACGGATTAAATATTCGTATGGGTTCTACGGAAGGTTCTGAAATAGGCGTTGTTGAGAACACAAAAGGAAATACTCGACTAACAACACTTACCTATAACGGGATAGCCCTTATTAACGCACGTTGTATTGGTGCGTTTGAAGATGGTGCTAATGAATCTGTGTATTGGTTTATTTCGTCCAACTCAGAGCCTGTATCAACTTCTCCAACAGGAAAGGTAGATATGGTTGTGTCATTCAATACTACATCAAACTTATTAACTTATCATATTATAAGTGTAGATGACGGAGGTGGAGTTAATACTACTTTAAATTTTGATAGTAAATTTCTTATTACAGGAGTTAATAAAATTGAAAACTTAGTTTTTTTTACAGACAATCTTAATCCTCCAAGACAATTTAATATCCTTAAAAACTACGGTAATCCCGTATCAAATATAGATTCGTTTACAGGTGAAGCAATTCAGGTTTTAAAAAGACCGCCCATTACTTCTCCAAGCATTAGACCTTTAATAACTAACTCTGAAGATAATTTTTTAGAAAATAGATTTATTTGTTTTGCTTATAGATATAGATATGAAGACGGAGAATATTCTGCAACTTCACAATTTAGTGAACCTTCTTTTGTTCCTAATATATTTGACTACGATACTGCAACTGCTTTAAATGCAGGAATGTTGAACACCACAAATATGTGTGATGTCACTTATAATTCAGGAGGGCCTCTTGTAAAAGAGATAGACCTTTTGTTTAAAGATATGAATAATTCTATAATTAAAGTTATAGAAAAATTAGATAAAGAGGAATTAGGATATGCTGATAATACAGAATATACTTTTACGTTTAGTAATAGTAAAATTTTTACTATACTTCCGGTAGGAGAAATATTAAGATTATACGATAACGTTCCTAAAATTGCTCAGTCTCAGACTCTTATGGGTAATAGACTTATGTATGGTAACTACTTAGAAGGATACGATTTATCAAGAGAAAATACAGGTAGTCCTGTTTCTCTTGTTCCAACTCAGTTACAATATTTTACAAGTTTAACATCTGAGCAAGTAGGTAGAAGTGATTTATCTACAACTACAATTTCAGCTAACTATACTATAAATGGTAATGTAAGTTCTATTGGAACATTTAGTATCAATTTAACTGATAAATTTTTAGTAGCAGGTTCTATTATAGATATATTTCTTAGATGGACATTTAATAGTTACAATGGACAAACTCCTTTTCCTGTAGAAGAACAAGCACCTGTAGATATTAGCTTTCAGTATACTCTTCAGCAAAATTATAGTTCTGCATACGCACTTTCAATTGATGCAGATTTTATTGAAAGAATAGGTAATGCTGCTACAATACAAACAGTACAAAATTCTTGTTCTGCATCAACATTTACAGACCTTTTTAACTGTGAAGTTGATAATGATTTAGATACTTTATTTAAAGTAAATAGTGGTATAAGTGCAATAGCACAACCAATAAAGATTATTTCTTTTCCTTCATCAGAACTAATATTTTTTCAAATACCTGCAGTACAATATGTTGACTCATTAGTACCTGCAAATGTTACACAAACAGTTTATTCTTATTACGATATAACACTTGCTCAAGCAGCTTTTCAAGAAATTGGAGACCCTAAAAGTTTAAAAAGTAATAGAGATTATGAAATAGGTATTGTTTATATGGATGATTATAACAGAGCATCATCTGCTCTTGTTAGTCCTAATAATACTCAACACGTTGGATGTTCTTTATCAGATTCAGTAAATAAAATAAACGTAACAATTCCTATTCAACAGATAGCACCATCGTGGGCTAAAAGATATAAATTTTGTATCAAGCCTGATAAGGGAGAATATGATATTATTTATTCAAATTTCTTTTTTAGAGACCCAACATCAGGTGCTAATTATTTCTTACTTGACGGACAAAACTCTCAAAAAATTGAAGAAGGAGATGAGTTACTTGTTAAGACAGATACCAATGGTGTCGTGCAAAGATGTACAAGAACAACTGTATTAGAAAAGAAAGCACAACCAAGAGATTTTTTAGACCCTCCTCCGATAAATTCAGCAGATGCAGATATTGCAGTTCCTTCAGGAGTTTATATGAAAATAAGAGCAAATAATTTTAACACAATACTTGGAGATTATCCTGTTATTGCTTATGGTGAAAAGGTAAGAGGGCCAAATTCAGGTGGATGTCAGTTGATACAATACCCTGTTGATGTAGAAAATATTGCAGCACCCGGACAATTTATTGATTATACAGTACCACAAGGTTCTCGTATAAATATGGTTATTAAAAATTTAAGACGAGGTAAAAATAACGTTGGAGAAAAACGTTGGGAAGTAGAAGCTAAATTTGTATCAAGTGATTTATATACTAATTTTAAAAATTGGTTTGAAGGAGATAGTATAGCAGCAGCATTAGAGGCACAAGCAACTAATATAGTTGGTGGTATGGAAGGGCCAAATTATAATGCTACGACTTTAGAAAACTGTGGTTACTCTCTGCTTTCTTGTAGATTTAATACTACAGGTGCAGGTACTCTTCAGCAACGTACATTTTTTGAAGTAAGAAGTTCAAAAGGTTATAGAGGTAATAACCGTAAAGCAGTTCGTATAGAAGTTGATATTGTAGTTATTAGAGCAGAAGATACAATTGTTTTTGAATCAGATTCACAAGATGCAGAACCGGATTTATGGTATGAGTCTTCAGACTCGTTTGCAATTGATGCAATAGGTCAGCATAGTGGTAATACACAAAATCAAGTATTTTCTACTAACACACCTGCTATAATTAAAACTGATTTTTTTAATTGTTTTGCTTTTGGAAATGGAGTAGAAAGTTTTAAGATACAAGATTCTATTACAGGAAGACCTTTGGTCTTAGGTAACAGAGCACTTACAACTCAAGGTACAGAATTCGAACAAGCAGAAAGATTATCTGATATTACTTATAGTGGTATCTATAATGAAGAATCAAACGTTAATAAACTAAATGAGTTTAACGGAGGCTTGCTAAATTTTAAATCATTAGAAGCATCGTTTGGGCCTATTCAAAAACTTTTTGCAAGAGAGACAGATGTTCTTGTTTTGCAGGAAGATAAAATATCATATGTGTTGGCAGGTAAGAATTTACTTTCTGATGCAGGTGCAGGAAATTTATTAACTACAGTACCGGAAGTATTAGGAACTCAGATTGCAAGGATTGAAGAGTTTGGTATAAGTAGCAACCCTGAAAGTTTTGCAATATATGGTGCTTCTAAATATTTTACTGATGCCAAAAGAGGAGCGGTAATAATGTTGAAAGGACAAAGTGCAAGAGATGAGCAACTACAAGTTGTATCTACATTTGGATTGAGAGGTTACTTTAGAGATTTATTTCAAACTTCTTTTCAGACTCAAAAGTTAGGTGGTTTCGACCCTTATATGAACGAGTATGTTTTGAGTAACAATCAGATTAAAATACCTTCTCCTGTTCCTTGTTTAAATTGTGGAATTACACAAACGTTTACATCATCATCAGCGAAGACATATTCATTCTGTGTTAATTTTGGAAGTCTTGTAGGTGATGTGAATTTAACTTATAAGTTTCTTTCTGCTGAAGGTAATAGTATTAATTTAGCTGCAACATATAATGGCGTTACGGTAAATACAGGAGCGGTAACTGCAAATGGAGTTTTAACATTTGACAAAGATAAAGTAAATGAAGAATCTGCTGATATTGTTTTTACTGCTAATGGTGCAGGTACAGTAGAATTAACTTATGCTTGTCCTGCTGCAGATAGTATTACAATACAATTAGTACAGGTAAACTCTGCTAACAATGGAGGTGAGTTTATTACTAATGAATATAGATGGAAAGACGGAACTTTTGTTTCACCATTACATAAAGAAAATGTAAAGTTTGCTACAGGAAATTCACCAATTGTTTCTTTGTATAAAAGTATACAAGGATTACAAGGTGGAGGAGTTATACCTGCTGATGGTTCTGTTGTAACTATGTTATCTAATAAAATACAAACTGATGATTACAATTTTGTTTTGACTCAAGATAAATTTAGATTTCTTAGGTCGAACACTTTATATAATAATAATTCCGCAGATATAACTGCATTAATTACTGCATCTGCAATTGCAACTCCTATCGCAGAACCGAGCAATGGTAATACTGCTTTTTCTGCAGAATTTACTATGCCAAGTGTAGGAACGTATTTGTATTTAATTTGGGATTATAGAAATAGTACATCAGTAACTTTATGTGCAGGAGCAAGTCCAACATTAGCGTGTTGTGGATGTTCCCCAACACCTTAATAAAAATTTAATTATGGCAGCTTTTTTTTTAGATGGAATAACATTAGGCAATTCAACGGCAGTTTTTACAAATGCCGAATTGACAACACTTGCACCTGACCAATTTTATTCAGATAATACTATAAGTAGAGAACAAGTATCAGGTAAATTATTACCGCAACAGGTATGTCCTTCTTGTGCAGTATCTTGTGGTGAGACCATTAATGTAAATGGAACTACAGGAATTTACACACTTGATTTTGATGCAGGAACTGCTATTGGTGCTATGAGAATAACGTTTAATCCTGCAAGTATACCCGATGGTTTTAAAGCTACATTTAATAGTGTGGTTTATAATAAATTTAGTTCTCCTAATGTTGGAAGATTAGAATCAACAGTAAATAATGCAGCTACTTATATTGGTTCTTCAAGTGCTAATTGTGGATTACCAAAAACAACGTTAAACGTACCGATATTTAATTATATAGCCGCATCAAATACATTTGTAAATACAGGAGTAACTCAAACGGAAACAGTAGTAGCAGGTCAAGTTCAATTAGGAGCACCTCCCGGGGCAAGTGTAATGGTTATACCAAAAACAACTGCATCTCCAAGTATAGTTAGTTTAAACATTGCAGGAGTTTGTACAAGTACGGCATGGGGTGTATCTATAGATTGTCCTATACAACTTACAGGATTTAGTGCTTCAGTTTTAGGTGCAACTGTAGGAACAGTTTGTCCTTTAACTTTAGGAGAAACGTTTTATAACGTTATTGTTACAGGTTCTGCAGGTAATCCTGCATTACACGATTTTGTTTTTTCAGACGTAAATGGAAGTATTGCTTTACTTAATGGTTATTATAAAATTTCAGGAGGTAGATATATGAGAGTTATTGAAGGAATAATAACTGAAATAGATAATTGTCCAAGTGGATTACAGATTATGATAATGAGTGATTGTCTAACAGGTAACAACCAATCAGCATACGATGATTTTAGTAATAGTGTTGGTGATGTAGTTCAATATCGAATAGGACTTCCGGGTTCAGGAGCAGTATACTGTGCTACAATAACCTCGTTTACAGGTGTAACTGCTGATTCAACATTAGTTAATGGTATTGTATATGAATGTTCAGATTCAATACATTGTTTACAATAATAAAAATATAAAAAATGGCAAACACTTTAGTATATGATGAAGGAGTAAATGGATGGCCGTCCTTTTACTCTTATGACCCTGATTTTATGGTAGGTATGAATAATTTTTTCTATACGTTTAACAAAGGGAATCTTTATCGTCATAACGTAAATGAAACAAGAAACAATTTTTATGAAGTACAATATACAAGTACTTTGCAATCTGTGTTTAATGATATGCCTCTTGAGAATAAATTATTTAAAACAATTAATTTAGAGGGAGATGCAAGATGGTCTGTTACAATGGCATCGGATATTCAAACGAGCGGATTTATTAACGCATCTTATTTTGAAAAGAAAGAAGGAAGTTTCTATGCTTTTGTAAGAAATTCAGGAGCAACACCTGCTGCGGCAAGTGAATATGTATTACGTTCATTGAATGGTATTGGTACAAGTTCTGCAGTTAATGCAGCAGGAACAGTAGTTTCGTTTTCATTAGATACGGACTTAGCTACCATTATGTCAATTGGAGATGTTCTTTATTTTGCATTACCTCCATACACCTCTCCTCAATTAGCAGGAGCAATAACCGCTATAACCATTGATTTACCAAATGGTATTAATACTATATCAATTAACATTGCACCTTCGCCTCCTGCAGTTCCAATACCAATTCAAGATGCTTTTTATTTATATATAAAAAATGCAGTTGCAGAATCACACGGAATTTTAGGACACTATAGTGTTTTTAATATAGAGAATACGGATACAACACCTATCAATCTATTTGCGGTTGAGTCAGAAGTAATGAAAAGCTACCCATAAAATTAGTATCTTTGCTATATGGCCTTTAAAATACAACAGATTACCGAAGATGATTACGAGAATATTTTATTAGGTTGGTGGTCAGATTGGGGATGGGATGCACCTATAAAAGATTTTCTTCCTGAAAACGGAACAGGAGGTCTTATTATTTTTGATGATGATATTCCAATATGTGCAGGATATGTTTATAATACTAATTCAAAATTATCTTGGATTGATTGGATTGTATCAAGCCATACATATAGAAAAAAACCTCATCGAAGAGAAGCTATGGATTTATTAATTCAAAAATTAACAGAAGTAGCTAAGACAACAGGAGCAAAATATGCATACGCTTTAATTAAAAGTAATAGCTTAATTGAAACTTATGAAAGACAAGGGTACGCACAAGGAGATAGCTACAATAAAGAAATGATTAAACTATTATAAAATATGAGTGCAATAACGGCAGGTACGGCATTATTAATTTCAGCAGGAACAGGAGTTGCTACTAAAGGAGTAGGAGCACTTATGTCTTTTGGTGCAGCAAATCGTGCAAGAAATGCACAAGAAGTTGCAGAAAGAGATGCTGAGAAAAAAATGGCAGAAGCAAGAAGAAAACTTGAAGTTAACTTTGCAGACGCATTATCAATAAACAAAGAACCTTACGAAAGAGAACGTGAAGCAATGCTATCAGCAGGAGCACAAGCATTAGAAGCAGGTGTTGAAAGTGAAAGAGGTGGAGCAGCAACGGCAGGAAGAGTTTTAGCACAACAACAACAAGGTCAAGGTGCTATTCGTGATGAAATGAATAGAGATTTATTTGACCTTGAAGCACAAAAAGCAGAAGAAGATTCAAGGCTTAGAGATATAAGTGTTGGTATGGACTTGCAAGAAGTAGCAGGTGCTCAACAAGCAGCAGCATCAGCAGAAGCAAGAGCAGCGGCACAAAACACACAAGGTATAAATCAAACGATTGGTGCAGTAGCTGATGGTATTTCAATGTTTAATTTATATGGAGAAAATAAAACCGCACTTGCAGAAGCAAAATCTACACAAGCAGGTTTAGATAAACAAGCAGCAATATTAGCTGCAGAAAAAGCATCAGTATCTGCAACCCCCCCTGTATCAGCACCCGGAGCAGGAGGTGTAACGGTAAACGGAACACCGATGTCTGCAATTGCAGGTGCAGTAGCCGAAGGAAAACTAATTCAAGCAAAAGCATCAAAGAATTTTCAAACCGCAATAGATAAATTAGATTCTCCTACGGGTAATTATTCTGACAGATACCAACGAGGCATTTCAGGTGGAATGCCTTATATGGATGCTGCGTTTAATCCTTTTGATGTAACACGAAAATAAAAACAAATGGCAACATATTATAAGTACCAACCTCGTGACCCTCAAGCAGATATTAATTGGGCTGAAGTAAGTCAAAATTTAAGTGACGTTGTTAAAGACGAAGTAAATACTCGTGTAGAAGCTAAGGCTGCAGTTGACCAAGGAACAAGAGATTTCCAAAAACTTTTAGACAAATCTCCTCAAGGAGAAAGTGATACTATTAGAAATTGGGGAATAGCTTATTCAGATAATGCAAGAGAAGTAATGCTTGTACAAGATAAGTTATTAAAGAATGGAGGCTTAAGCCAATATGATTATACTCAGATGCGTCAGAATTTACTTGACGGTACTGAAAATGCTTTTAGTTTAATAGAAGATTATCAAGCTCAGTTTGCTAATAAGATGGAAAGGTTTAAAAGCCAAGACCCTGCTACTGCTTCTCAGAAAATGGAAGTATGGCTTATGGAGAATGCTGAAGGGTTTGCAAACTTTAATCAAAGTGAATTAGTTATTAATCCACAAACAGGAAAAGTTAGTGCAGGTTTCAGAGAAAAAAATGCAAAAACAGGGTTAACTACAATATCATCAGACCCTAATGATTTAGTTGCAGTAAGTTCATTACGTGGTCAAATTACAGGTGAATTTAATAAGTACGATGTAGAGAAAGCTACTTCAGCTTGGGTAGAGTCTACAGGAGCGTGGACAGAAATATCAAAAATAAAAGGTAGTAGGTCAGCAGCAGGGCAATTGATTACATCAATAGACCCTTTTGCTAAAGTACTTTCTAAAGATGATATAAATAGATTAGGATTAACTACAGAAGAAACAGAGATTACAAACTTATATCTTTCTGCAGAGAATGATTGGATTAAAGGTCAACTTACTTCAGGTAATTACAACACCTCTTCAGTACTTACAGACTTTGTAAAGTTTGGTAAAGATGGTAAAGAATATAGTTTTACTTTTTCAGAAGATGAAGCAAAAGCAGATGGAGATTTAATTCTATTAAGCAGACAAAACGGTACGGTTGCACCTGTATTTGATGCATCAATAAATCCTAATGCTAAAAAGCAAGAAGACCAAGTGTATGCTTATATGCGAACTGCAATTAGAAACAAAGTAAACAGAGAGAAGAAAGCAGTATCAGTTAATGATTATCAAAGAGAGACTGCTGCTGAAACAAATAACAGGAACGCAAAAAACGCAAATACTAAATCACTTACTAATACCGCTAAATTATTTTACGGAAATGATGCGGAGGTTAAAGAATCAATTGATTTCATAAGGAGTTCTAATAAATTAATAGATACCATTGACAGAGATAATACTTCTGTAATTATTACATATACAGACGGTAGACCGCCTGAAGAAATTAGTTTCTTAGACCCTGTAACAGGTCAGCCTTTAGACCAAACATCTTGGGTTACGGGAGCGGCAAATTTCTTTAGCAATAAACCAATCGAAAATATAAATACTTTATTGAAATCAAATACAGTAGACTTATCAAGTGCATTTAATAATACCTCAGTAGGGTTTGGTGCATCTAATGAGATAACTACAGAAAGTAAAGAAGCTACTTTTAAAAGAGAAATGGATAGTGCACTTTCAGTTGATAATTTCATAACAGATTTAGAGACAGAGGATGCAGAGGGGAATGTGATAGCCGGTGAGTATAGTGAAGATAAAACAAAGCAAAGTTTAATAGCGGCTCTTGCAAATATACCGGGGGCTAAGAACTTTAAAGTAACTACCACAAATATTGGAGACGATGAAATTGCAATTAATGATGCTGCAGGTAAACGAATTGTAACAATAGCCTTAGAGGGAACTGTTGAGGCTACTGCTGCTGCAATTGAAAAAGGTATACAAGAAATAAAAGATGCAGCGTGGGCTACTGCATCAACAGAACCGCCAACTACTTCGGGGCTTCCTCTTTATTTACAAGGGAAATCACAAACAGGTGAAAGAAAACGAACAAGTACAAGACGTAATTTGCCAAAGGGAACAGTAGTACAACAAGTAAATTCTTCCGTAAACGTAGGAAATTATAACAAACCAAAAGAAGAAAAGTAATATGAATGAAGATGCTATAAGAGATGCTTATCAATTATTTCTTAACAATGGTTATAGAGAAACATTTGATTCTTTTAAAGAATTAATTACAAGTAATCCCGATGCACTTCAGGATTCATTTACTCATTTTCAAGATAATGGGTACAATGATAACTTTGATGATTTTAAAAATCTTATGGGTATTACTACGGTTGAAGAAATTGTACAAGTAAAAAAAAAAGACGATACGGAATTCGACTTGGAAGATGGTTCTTCGGGCTTACCCGAGATGGAGATATTTGACCCTGAAGCTTTTAAATTACGCCAAGAAGAAAAGAATAGTGAAGAACCTGAATACGTCCCTACTAATATAGGCGAATCGGATTATCAGTCTCCTGTTGACAGAAGATTAGGAGGCCTGTATCCTACACAGGAAGCAATAGACGAAGCTAATAGTCAAGGGGCTGCTGACTTTGCATTAACCTTACAAGAAACTAAAGCAAGTGAACCTGCTAACATAGAGAGACAAGCAGCAGAGAAATTAGTTATTGATGCAGAGATAACAAAAGGTATAGAGGATAGAAAAAAAATACTTAAGACTACCGATTTTGAATTAGCATTATCTGCAACGGATTCTGATTCTATAGACAAGGACGGAGAAGATGCCGTTACTTATTTTACAAATCTTTATGGGAGGTATGGTTTTATATTTAGAAAAACTAAAAAAAATGGTGGAGATTATTTAGAAGTAATTGCACCCGGTTCAACAGAAGTAGAACTAATAGGTCTTAAAACTTTAATGTCATCCGAAGAGGAATCAGCTAAGCTAAGAAATTTTGTTTCAACTTATGCTCGTAATCCTAATGAACAATTATCTGCTCCTGAGCAAGATGTAATTGATGTAGCTACAAAAATAAGAAACATTAGAAGTACTGCTCGTATTAATGATGATGGAACAGAATCTACGGTGTTATTGGAGTCAGCAAATATTGACGGTAACGAAGTAGTATATCCTACACTTTTCCCAAAAACTACAGGACAACGATATGGTTCTGACCCAATGTGGTGGATGGAGAAAAAAGGAATGGAAGCATATAAAGAGGCTTTGAAAAGAGGTGAAGTATTTACTTTCGATACTGCTGAAGCTGCAGAAGAAGTTGCTGAGGGTTCTTGGAAAGACGTAAGTACAATAGACTCTGAAGCGAAATTATTCTATGCAGACAGAGGTCTTAATTACACAACATATAGAAAAGAGTTAGATGACTACGAAGGTATAATGGATGAGATAACCTTTATAGAAGGACAACGTTATGACCTTGCTAAAGCCGCAGGTAAACAAAATACTGATGGTAGTTTTGGAAGTGATGAGATGCAATTCAGAGAAAAAGATGTTCCTGAAAACCTAAAAGAAAAATTTGCATACTTATATGTAGATGGTAAACAACGAAGCGACATTGCAGAATATCTTATTAATCTTAAAGAGAAAGCAGAAAAACTAAGAGAGACGGTTAACGCTGATGAGTTTAGAACAGTAAGAGAAGACTTTGATGTACTTGTAGATAAAAAATTACAGAAACAATTATCAGTAGCTGCAAAAGTAAACTACGCATACAGTCAAGAGGCAGATGCTCTTAACTACGCTACTCTAAATGAGTTTGGAATAAAGGCAGAAAACCTAATTAAATACAAACCAAAAACTGAAGATGAGGCATATAGAGTAAACCAATTATTATTAAAACAATCAGAGGTTGACTTTGAAAAATCTAATGCTGCTAATCAATATGAGTTAGCAAAAACTTTTTTAAGTGCTAAGGTAGACAAGCAGGCTCGTGGTGAGTTTGTTGAAAATTGGTCTTCATTATCAAACGAATGGAGTGGTGGATGGAAAAATGGTAAAGCAAATCAAAAAATATTAGCACTTGCTTTAGGCATTACTGATATGGATGATGACTTATCAATAAGAGAAGCTGCAGAATATATTGTTAATTATAAAAACGCTTCACAAAATAAACCTAAAGGTAGAGCATTAAGTAGATATCACGGGGCACTTACATATGAAGAAAGATTTGATGCGTTTTCTGATGACCCTTTTGAGATTGCAACAAGTATGGCCGCTCAATCAATTAGTCAGATGTTACCTTATGGTATGAAGATAGTTGCAGGTACAGTAGCAACAGAGGCAATAGTAGGTGGTACTATGGGAGCAACAGGTTTTACTGCAGGGCCTATAGGTTTTGCAACAACGACTGCAGGTGTTGTGGGAGGTTCAATAGATGGATTAAAAAATGGTGTTGCTGCTACAATGGTAGCTTTAGAATACACCAACTCTGTATATGAGGCAATCAGCAATATAGGTTACAACGCTGCTGACCCTGATGAAATGGTTAAAGCATTAAAAGACGAAAGAGTTTGGGAAGAAGGAAGACGTATAGGGCTTGCTCGTGGACTTACTATTGGTGCGGTAGACAGATTAAGTATGGGTTTAGCAGGTAGACTATTCCCGGTAGGTGTATTAGCTTCAAGAGGAACAAGGGCCGCTGCAGGTGTAGCGAGTGTTGTCACACTTGACCCATTGTCTGAAGGATTAGGAGAATATTTAGCACAGAAAGCAGCAGGTCAAGAAGAAAGTATGGCTGATGTTATGGATGAAGTAGTTGGTGGATTTGGTATGAGTGCTCCTTTTGCTGCAATAAATATGTTTATGGATGGTCGTTCAAGAAACAACATAAATATAGCAGCACAATTTGAAAACTTAAAGTTTTTAGCAGAGTCAAAATATTCTTCTAAACGAATAGCTACTTGGACTAATAATATGGTTGAACTTGGACAGATTACTCCCGAGGCAGGTCAAAGAATAAATGAAAACATAGGACTTAGAAAAGAAGCAAGACTATTGCTTGATACAGGTCAGAACAGTAAACAAGATGTTTCAACTAATCCTGCTTTAGAAAATAGAGTAATGGAACTTTTGGCAGCGAAACAAGAACTGTCTGCTACGACAAACAAAAGAGAAATATTTAGTGAAACAATAAGTGAGATTAAAAAAGAGTTAGCAGGTATTGTGTCTTCAAAGACACTATTGTCACAAGAGAATCAAACTAACCTTGAATTTAAAACGTTTTCAGGAAATCAAACTTCAGATGTAGATATAAGGGAACAGAATCCTTTGTATACTATCAACAGAAAAAGATTTACTAAAGATGACTTCTTTAAAAAAGTTAAAGAACTAACACCTGCACAACGTAAGAAAAGAAATATAACAATATTTAATGACGCTGAATCTATAGTGGAGTTAAATAATATAATGAACAAAGATAAAACTACAGACAATGCCATTCAAGAGTCAAGCACAACGAGCGTGGATGCACAAGAACAAACCAATGATAGCAGCACGTTGGGAGAGGGAACAGTCATCAAGGGAGAAACTACCGAAACGAATCAAACCGAAAACCAAGAACAAACTCTCATCGAAGATGGTACGCAGGCAAAAATAAATGAAGAAGGTTTAGAAATTAATCCCTTAGAAGAAGAGATTGCAGACATTGAAGGTGGGATTGAAGAAAAACAAAATGAAATTGTTAGCATAAGAGAACAACTTAAGGCTGACGTTGCTGAGGTTAGAAAGAAAAAAATATCTAAGGAAGAAAAAGCAACTGCTATTCAAGACTTAAAAGAAGATGCAAAGAATGAAATTGATAATGAAAAGGAAACTATTTCTGAATCAAAGAAACAAATTAAAGCAATAAATAAGAAACTCAAGAAAGATAAGGGAGTATTAAATGAAGAAGTTTCTGACTTAGAGTCTGTTATATCTGAGGGAAATCCAAAGGTAGACTTCAGAATGAAAGAAGGTTTAGACGGTAACATTGATAACGACATTCAAATTGAAGCTGAAGAAGTAGAAATTGAAAGAATGAACGCTATGGTGACAGGTAATGAATCTACTACTATAAACTCAGGAAAGAGAGTGGCTATAGATGGAGAAGAATTAGGAAGCAGAACTAACAGACCTGTTAGAACTGCGAGGTTAGAAATCATAGACGGAGTACCAACTGTGTTTACAATATCTGACCAACTGACTACAGGAAATACTACAAATCCAAATACAGGAAACACAATAGATAATTTAAAAGGTGGCTTAGGTTTTACGGAGACGGAAGGAAACGAAGGAGCGGCTTGGGCTAATACAACTGAGAAGGAAGCTAAAGATATGCTTGTAAAAGCAGAAAATATTTATAGAGAAAATCAAAACATTTTCGACCAATGGTGGAAACAAAATCCTGAACATAATGGATTAGTTCCTTTAACTGTTGTAAAAATGGGTGAAGGCTCTTTGTTGTCTAACGAAGCAACGTTTAGAGTTTTAGCGGATAATCTTACTCTGATACCTAAAGAAAATAAAGTAAAAGCTTTAGAGGTGTTTATAGAACAATCTAAAAACGACATAGCTGCGTTAGAAAATTCAATAGAAACAGGTATAGGTTTAAAAGGAAAGAAAATTTCTCCTTTAACAAAAGCTGCATATGGTAAAACAATTAAACAAAAACAAGAGTTGCTTGCTAAAGCTGAAAGCGTTGAAAGCATTGAACAACTTTTAGATACTAAAGTTTTAAAAACATTAACACTACCCTCACGTAGAGTATTGTTAGAGACGATAGCATATGGTTCTCCTAACAGAGCAGGAGAAACAACTAAGGCAGGAAAACCAACTAAAGGAGTTCCGAAAGTATTATTAGAAAATACGCCTGCTGAAAGTAGAACATTACTATCTCTTGCTGAAATTACTGATTTAATTACTGACCCACAAATGAAAAATGTACCACAAAGAAGTGTGGTTGCAATTCAGGGTATTGATGTGATAAATCCCGAGATAATTAAAACTACCCATCCTAATTATGATTGGGGAGTTAAGGGAAGAAATATTGGAGTTTTAGAAGAGTCGATTCCGATTCAAGATGCATTCCCTACCGCATTTAATGCTGCTATAGTTGGTCTTACTAAAGATGAAGCTAAAGGAAAAACATTTACCAAGAAGCAAATAGCGGCAAGCAGAACAGAAAAAGCAGTAAAGAAAAATCCTGAAGGTGTATTAGAAGAAGGTCAATTAAAACCATCAAGTGTAGGAACTATACTAACTGAAACGATTGGTGTTCAGAACGGATTACCGGGATTAGAATTTATAGGAGCGATAACTGAAGGTAACGTTGATAACGGAACTAAGTTAATTAACTTTATGAATACCTCGTTCCCAAGTGTTGCTTTCTCTACAGATGGAACTACGTTTAATAATGTAGTACAATCAGAAGGAGTAAAGGTATACTTAAAAGGAGACGAAGTACTATATGGAGTTACAGTTAACGGTGACATATACATAAACCCTCAAACACATAATTCTGATTCAGAGTTATTCAATACTGCTATCCACGAAATGGGGCACGTTTGGACGGACTATTTACAGACTACAGAGAAAGGTAAAGCCATTTATAGTAAAGGTCAAGAACTTGTTATGCAAACTGATGAGTTTGCTACTCAGTTAAGAAAATTTAATGGAGATATAGCTAAAGCTACTAATGAAGCAATGGCAATTCTTATAGGTAATAAAGGACAAACAATAGCAGATGCATCTTTAAAATCTAAGTTTCAAGAATGGTTACTTGGGATGTGGAAATCAATTAAAGAACAGTTTAAATTATCTTCAGATTTAACAGATGCTGAGGTTCAAGCACTTTCATTAGACGAATTTCTTGGTACTGCACTTGCAGATATATTTGCAGGAAAGAAAATAAAACTAACGGATGCACAATTAATTCAGATGAAAAATCCTGAAGCCGCATTCAGTAGTGGACAATCTATGCAGGGCATAATAGATAAGGGTAGGGAAAATGGATTTACTGATGCCTCCATTAGAGTTGTTCTAAAGAAGAGAGGCTTTCCTATGGAAGCAGTAAACACCGCTATGAAGGTACACATTGATGCGTTCCTTGAGATGCCATTAGAGTTCACCAATGTTATAGGTGGAGTTGATGTAGGTAGAGCGTTATTTAATACCGTAAAAGGGCAGGTAAATCAGTATGCAAGTACTCAGGTAGATGCTGATATAACACTTGATGCTAATACCGGGAGACTAATTGACAATAAAAGAACGAGAACTTATGCAGAGATAAGAGAAAAGTCTCAAGAATTGCTACAGGCAAATCCTGTATTTAAGATTCAATCAGAAAATACACAAATGGAATTACGCTCAGCCTTTGACAGAGTCTTAGGAACAAGAGCAAACAAAAGTGTGTCTGCAGAAATAGCTGCTATTAAAAATAATATTAGACAACAAAAAATAGGTGCTGATAATATTGTAGCTGCACAACAACGATTGAGAGTATTGATTAGAAAATTCTTACCTAAGAACACAAAGTATTCTAAAGTAGAGGTAGAAAAATTCTTACGATTAATTAACTCAACAAATCCAAAAAACTTTGAAGGTAAAGCGTTCTTGGTAATGGAACAAATAGTTGTTGTAAGGGAAAAGATTAGAATGAAAATGATTGACGACATACAAACTTTCGTCAAAAAGAAATCTCAATTTAAGAAAACAGAAAGTGGTAAGACAAGAGGTAAAGGTGTGGATGCTATAGGGCAAAAATACTTTTCATATGCTGCTCAAGTTTTTAAGATGGTTCTTGCAAATGATTTTGCAGGCTTAACGGCATACAAAAATTCTATAAATACAGATACAATAGAATTACTTCAAGATAAAATAGCAAAAGGTATTGAGATTACTAATGAAGAAAGATTTTTATTAGATAAGCAATTAGCTTTTGATAGCTATGCTGATATAATAAATATGGATTACTATCAAGTAGAATCATTATTACAGGATGCTAAACTAATTTCAAAAGAAGCTATTGCAAGATTAAATAATAGAAGAGCGTTAAGAAAGCAACAAACTGATAAGATAAAAGAAGATTTTGTTACTCAAATAAAAAGACAATATAGCGAATTGTTTGGGGATAAAGGAGCATTATTAGGAGGGAATGAAATTATAAACAGAAGAGCCTCAATAAGAAAATCATTAGAAGACAATGGTTTCTTTGGAGCACTTAGAGCATTCCTTTTTGATTTTACAACTGACCTAAAGTATTCTCCAACAGGTATTAAAAAATATATACGTAATAATATCGTTCACTTAGGAACACTTACAAATGTTTTAGATAGAGGAACAACGGGTAATATGTTTAACGATACATTCTATAGAAGATTAAATCTTGCAGATGAAGCATATCACACGGGTGTATTTATTCAGGAAGATAATATGGATGCTATGGCTCAGACCATAGGATTTGACACTTTTAATAAATGGAAGTATTCTTTAGGTGAAGAGTCTATATCAATAGATAATGTTTTAAATGCAAAGACAAAACAAAAATATAAAGAATATGGTATAACGAAAGATAAGGCTTTACGAATTTATGCATTATCTAAGAACGAAGTTCAGTTAAATAAACTTAGAAAGCAAGGGTTCACCGATGCAAAGTTGAAGGTGATACGTGATTTTGTTGGAGAAGATAATATTAAGATGGCTGATATGGTAATGGATTACTTAAGTAATGATTACTTTACACAAACTAATGATATTTACATACAATCAAATGACATTAGTCTTACAAAAGTAGATAATTATTTCCCTACAAGAACTCAAGGTGGAGATATTAATAGTTCGGATATGCTAAGTGGAGACTTTAGTAAGGTTTTTAGTGCAGAATTTTCACCTGCTCTTAAAGAAAGAGTTGACACAACATCAGACATTGAATTGGGTTTTGATTTTAGTGAAGTTTTTGAAGACCACATCATGCAGATGGAGAGATTTAAAGCTTACGCTCTTCCTGTAAAACAATTAAATACAATATTAAAATCACCTGAGATTCAAACTGTACTTGAAGAAACGGGTTTAAAAAAGTTATTGGCTACAACTTTGAATTATGCAATCAATCCTACGTCAGGCCCTAAGTTAGACCAAGATGCAGTAGGTTGGATACAAGGTAGGTTTACAGGTTTTGCATTAGCATTTAAACCTATTCAGACTGTTAAGCAGGCATCGTCTGCAATTCTTGGATTTGAGAAATATAACTATAGAGGTAGAGGTAAAAAGAAAATACCGGGATTAGACCTTACTATGTTGATGGTAGATTATGCTTCTGTTTTAGCAAATCTTCCTAATGAAATTAAGGAAGCAAAGAAAATTTCAGGTGGATTTAGGAATCGTCTTAAGAGAGGTTTAGAGGGTGATATATTTGGTTTAGAATCAGGTGGTAAAAGAAGTGCTCCTAAGTTTAGAAACAGGAAAGATATTTTAGGAAAAGTAGTTAGAGGATATGACACGGCAGCAGGTGTATTCACAATATTGGGAGATATTTTGGGTGTACTTGGGTACAAAGCAGCTTTCAATAGAGATATTAAAAACGGAATGCCATTAGCAGAAGCAACAGAATTGTTTAATGATTATAATGCATCTCAACAAACAAGAAGGAATACAGAAAAAAATCAACTACAAATGGCTACTACTACGGGTAGTAGATTCTTTACAATGTTTGCAAGTACATTATTTTTACTTATGAATAAAGTAATGATATCTTCCAACAATATTCAGAAGTTAGCTTCTGAAGGTAAGGTTGCACCTGCATCAGATTTTAGAGCATTAGCTTTAGCTTATTCAGGCTCGAATGCATTGTTTGCTTTAGCTTCATATTCAGGAGCATTACTTAGAGGAGATGATGAAGAAAGAAGAGAGGCAATGAAACAAGTAATGCTTGCAGCATCAGGCCTTTCATTGGTTTATCAGATACCTTTATTTGGTGCAGCAGTAGAAGAAGCAGTAAATAGAGCAACGGGAAACAGAAAACCTGTTAGTGAAGGTGTGAATCCATTTCTTACTGTGTTTAAAAGAACAGAAAAAGCAATTACGGAAGCATCAAAGGGAGAGGGAAGCATAGCTAAAGTAGTAACTCCCGTATTAGAATTAGGTCTTGGTGCTCAATTAACTGCTCCTATAGCATTAGGTAAAACTTTTGGAGGTGATTTTTCTGATGATAATATTTATGACTTGTTAGGTATTACTAAATCTTATCGTGCAGGTTATGGTGTTAAAGCAAAGAAGAATGGTGGAATGACTAAGACTCAGATGCGAAGACTCTATCCTGAATTATACAAGGAATATTATCCTCCGAAAAGTGATGAGATAAAAGAGTATGAGAAATATCAAAAGCAAATGTACAAAGACTTTTACGGACAAGACTAAAAGAGAATAATGAATGCCGTGTGTAAAAGCAGGGCATTCAAAACAATAAGTAATATATATTCTATAATAATTTTTCTTTTATTTTTATGCATAAGGTATGTACTTAAAGTTTTTTGTGTTGTCAAAATAAATCATTAACTCTTGGTCATTGTAAGCATCTTTACGTGGAGGCCTTCCTCCCCATCTTATGCTACCATTTAATTGACAGACCTTAGAGTATACTATTCCATCTTCACAAGCCCATATCATTACGGGATTTAATCTTTTGTCTGCTAACTTCACAAGTTTACGTGCTGCTACGGGTAAAGGGAATGCATCTTTGTATTTTTTTAAACGACCTTTAACTTCAACATAGGCAATCATATCTCCTTCACTATCAAACACACGAAAGTCTATATCATTAGGGTCAAGTTTTTTAAACGAACCTTTAAATATATTAACGAATGTTGTAATAGCTTTGCGTTCTCTTGATAAGTCTGCTTGCGATTCAAATCTCATTTTGTTTGCTAAATATCATCTTCTATGGATGTTTGGATTTCCTTTAACTGAGATATTAGATTAGGGATTTGACCTTTTAAATCTTCGAACTCTCTGTCTACTAATGATTCGTAAATCTCTGCGGTGCAGTCGTGGATATTATCCATCAGGTTGTTGATGTGGTTTAATCTTTCCTTATCGTACGCTGATGCTTTATTTTTCATTTCATTGAATGTGGTCTGTTGGCTTATCGTATACACCATTGAACCATCGATGTAATTTATTCTCTATTTCTTTTTCTGTACCTAATCTTGTTCGTTGTCTAACTATTTCAAAGATACTTTCTACTCGAAGACTCTTTGCTTTAGCCGTAGATTGAGCAATTTTTAGTCCTTCTAACCTCAAATCTAATTCTTTTAATTCGTTTCTCAAAGAGAAAACTTCCTTTTTTAACTCCTCAACACCCATAACGTGCACGGGATTAGCTGAACTGTTAAAGTCTTCTTCTATCTCTGTAAACATTCTGTTAAACTGTAAGTCTGTTTTGATATACCATTCTATATTCTTTAAGTAATGCAATATAGTAGCGTGGTCTCTACCTAAAAAACTTCCTATCTGTGTCAATGTAAAACCCCTTCTTCTAAGTATGTAAGAACAAGTCATTCGTGCGTTTACACTATTACGTTTTCTGCCTTTCGTTTGTAAGTCCGTTCCAAATCTTTCATTCGTTAATTTTACAATAAGATTAACTTCTCTTGGGAACTGATGTCTTTTTAATTTTAATTTCATATGATTCAATTGTATTTTTATTTAATATAGCGTCTAAGTATTCGTCTGATTCGATAAAATTTATATCACAAATAATAGGAATTCCGTTCTTTTCATTTAGATATTCAAGTGCATAAAATAAATGGTCTTCTTTTACAACTCCAAAGATTTCTTGAGTCCAACCCTCCACTAATGGAAACGAGTGAACGTTAGTTGCAATAGAGTATATAATTTCTGTTTGGGTATCAAAAGGTAACCCGACCATTTTATCGGCAAACCATTCTTCTATGTGAAACCTATTCTCCTCGATATACTTCTGTCCTAAATCCATATTTTTTTAACTCTTTTAATCTGTACTCTTGTAGTTTGGATAGTCTACCTTGAGGTGTTTTAACTTCACTAAAAATTACATTGGAGTCAGGAGGAATAGCAAGGATATCAGGGATTCCATTCTTATTTGTTTTGATTAATTTGAGAACAAAATAACCCTCTTCTTCAAGTTGTTTAATTCTCTTACTCTGTATCTGTTGCTCGGTTGCCATTTAGCTAAGATAATAAATCCCTTTTAAAGTGTCGAACAGTATAATCCTTCTTCTTGCTTACCGCTGCGTAGATTTCTTTTTCAATTCCGTTCTCTGAAAATATCCAATACACATCACTTTCTAATCTATCTTTAGTTGTCATTCTATCTCTTGATTGCCAATAGCTTGTAGCACTAAAGTCTATATTGTAGTACACCAAAGCCTTTGCCTTTCGTAAAGATATTCCCTCACGTCCCGAAACAATTTGTAATGCAATAGATTTTTCTGTGTCTTCAAAGACACTAAGTTCTGTAGTTAGGTTTTCTTTTCCATAGACTTGCATTAAAGCTTTAAGTTCTTCCTTAAACTTATAGAAGATTCCAATCTTAACATCACCAAAATTATCGTAGATGTGTGTTGCTTTAGATAAATCTAATATAGTAGAGTTGCCTGACTCAAACTTAACCGTTCCCGAGAACATTTGATGTAGCTTCATCATAAGTTTTACGGGTGTATCAGCTAATATAGTTTCCTCCTTACCCTCTATAACTAAATCTCTTTTTAACTTGGCCGTTAACTTATAAGTTAATTCGCTCATTGGTACATACATAAAATGCTCACGAGTATTTACTTTAAAGCCTGCTTCTTTTTGAGAATAGCTAATTGTATGTGGCTTCATTGCTTCTACAATTTTGTCAAGACCTTTAGAGTAATCCCTAATCATTAGGCCATTTATCTTTCTGTCGGTTACATTAACATACTCATCACAGAACCTATAAAAATTCTTGAAGGATGTAAAAGGATTCTTTGGTATTCCATACACTTGATGATACATCTGACTATATGATTCGGGAGTTGGTGTACCCGACAATAGAATAACATAGGGGCTATAATTTTTAATAATATCTTTTACTTGTTTAGCCCTCTTGCTTGGTTTAGGAAACGCTCCCATTCCATGTGCTTCATCAAGAATTATTAAATCGTAATTACCCGACTCGGGTAATTTGTGTATGCTCTCATAGTTTATTACCGTGATGTTATAGTCAGGAGCAAGAAGATTATAATCAGATTCAATACTACTGATAGCTTTCTTTTTTGTAACAAACAATACGTTCTTACATCCCATTAGTACACCCATACTTAAACTTGTTAGTGTCTTTCCCGTTCTTACCTCCATAGCAAGATATACAAATCCATTGCTGAATAACTTTATGCACCCATCTCTGCTAATTTGTTTCTGATAATCTCTTAATTTTATTTTTGTTTCTTTAGATTCCATTAGTTCTTTGTAATGTTGAACGCTTCTGTTTATTTTATCTATAGCCTCGCTACTTGTTGTATACATTTTTTGAGTAATTACTTGTACACTTTTGCCTCGACCTACCTTTACCTCTTTTGTTTTATTAACGATTTCGGCTAACAAAGAGCATTGATTAAACATCATCTCATTTGAAAAGCCGACTCGTCTTTCTATTACATTAGTTTCCATTTGCATCAAACATTTCTGATTGTGTTGAAGTTGGCAATACTCTTGGCTTTATTATCATCCATCTACCGGATGGGTCTCTTCCTTCTTCCGGTTGCTGCCCGGTAGTAAACAAAGCATAACTTACCAACCATTTATAAAAACGAGTTCTTGATATTGTCATCTTAGCTTTCGGCCCGTAGTCAGGATACTCTCCGATGAAGTCGAAGTATAAGTCTTGCTTCATAATCTTTGCATTAATTTGCAATGAAGTATGTGGCTGATGGCCTTGAACTAACCCACACCATTCAATAAAATCGTGTGATGATTCAGCAGATAATTGTCTTACCTTTAAGTTGACAAACTTTCCTTTGACTAATCCTGTAGACAGGTAATTCTTTAAACAATAAATCATATAGTTGTCAAACCCACACCAATCTTCATCATCCCAATCAGCAAAGAAATGTTTCTTAAACTCATCAAGAGGAGTATGGTTTTTGTTATAGTGTTGGAATAACTCTATCTCCCACTTTCTACGTGCAAATGAATTACCCGAACCCTTTATAGCATAGTTAGTTGTTATTGCAATTTTAGGTGACTTAGAAAACGGAATAGAGATTGCATCTTTATTTTTCTTTTCGAGTGTCAACCCTTCAGTTACTACTGAAAACAATCTTTCAAAGTCAAAGTGTTTCTTTACATCATCAAATACTAATATCTGAGAATCGGCAGATACGGTTTGATAAGGGAATGCTTTCTCAAAAGCAAACTGCTTACCATCTATAATAACTACCTTTTTCATCTGAGACAATGCATTCATAAAAACTCCTTTACCCGTACCACCCTCGGGATTGTCTGATATAATTTCATCATTTAATATAACGGCAGGACAATAGCTTAGATTTTTATAACCGTGCATCATAAACCCAATCGTTGATTCCATTGTCTTTACTCTTGCTTCATCATCTCCACATACTCTTGATATGAATGTCTTGTAATCACTTGCGATAACACATTCAGTAAATACTCTATCTATAACGTGGTCTTTCCAAACGTAACCTCCAAGGTCTAAGTAGTCAATCGACTCTATTCCACCTTTAGTTATCTTAACCGCACAATTCTTATAGTATAGATAAGAAGACTCTTTAGTATCTGCGATGAAGTAGATGTCTATTGTTCCAAGAAGTGTCAGGAATTCCTCTCTAAAGTACCTTACATTATCAGCGAAGTAATTGTAAATACTTAAGTCATCCAAATCAATTAAGTGTCCAAGTATAAAATCCTTTATTTCTTTCTCTGATGTATGAGATATTAAATTGTTTGTAACACATACAAACACATAACTTTTCCCTCCCTCGGGACAAAACTTATAGTATCCATTATCTTCAAGGAATTGCTTGAATAATACGTGAACTATCTTTATAACTCCCTTGTCTGTCTTAGTCCAAAAGTTAGCAACAGAATTTTCTTTCTCTACACGATTAAGTACTGACTCTATTGTCTCGCTATCAATGTTTGACTCTTGTAACTGATAGCGAATTTCTTTTTTTGATACTCCTCTTTTTAACTTGGTCTTTATAGAATTAATTCTCTCTTCATCTTCATAGTATTTAGTTGCAAAGTTTGATGTATTTGCATACGCTGAATCAATCGTTCTATTAATCTCTGACTGCGTGAAGTCCGCAGTTATGTATTGACCAAGAACATATCCTGCAAGAGACTTGTTAATACCATAGTCATTGAATGCCATTGCAAGAATAAAAACGTTTTGGTTTCGTTGACCTTCAACCATTGGATATTTCTTACACCACCATTTTACTAAAATCTCTACTACTTTATTCTCGTCTGTAATTGGAATACTTGGTGCATCTCTTGATTGGTCTACTGCAACATACTCAGGCTCTTCTATCTTATCCCATAAAAGAGAATCTTCGTTTATATGAAGTAAAGGGTCATATGATTCATAACAAACTCGAGATACATTGCTACACATCTTGTCGAAGTATTCAGATGCAAAGTGTCTGTCTAATGAATTGAAATAGTTTTTATGATTATCTACATCAGTTGGTACTTTGACTAAAACTTTAAGTCCATTTCCCGATGGAGATATAAACACGCAGTATACAAACTTATTATTTGTCAAGGTGTTTTTATGTTCTAATAATATTTTCTTCTTTGGATAACCATCGAAGTCCAAACAAATAATTCCACTATGTTCCATTAGTGAAGAATCATTTCTTTTATTGAATACACCACTAAAACAAATAGCAGGTAATTTCTTTTTTAATTCGTTTCGTTCAGACTTGTTAGTCTCAATACGAATCTTTTTTACTAAGTCTTTTGTTGCTCCATCCTTTATTCTATTGAGCACAACAGATAGTTCTCTGTGGAAAGGTGCTTCAGTTTCCTTGATATTCTTAAAGATTGTGACGTTATATGTCATTTTGTTGTCGATTTATGTTAATTAAATAGTTGTAAGTAATTGATAATCAGTATAGATGCCGTTAATGTCTATTATTACTATGTAATATGTAAAGAAAAAATATTATAGTATATCTTCCTTGTGGTAGTAGGGATTAATGTTTTGGTTAATACGACACACTATTAGAGATAAAAAAGGGGAGGGTTTTTACAACCTCCCCAATTAAAACAAGCTTAAACTTGTTTGTTAAAATGGTACATCATCTGCAGTTGTAGGTGCAGGTGCAGGTGCAGTCGCTGCAAGTTCTGCAGTTGTAGGTGCTGATGTTTGTGGCTTAGCTTCCCAAGTATCTAACTCACAATAGAAAGTTCCTTTCTTTGATTGTTTGATATCTATGTTTACCCAACCATTTTTTACGTTGGCTTTCAGGAAGGCTACTGCTTCATCTACCTTGATTGATTGTCTACCGATAACAAACTCGGGAGCACCTTCTCTTCTCTTGAATGAGAATCCATCTGCAAATACTTTTTCTACGTTTTGTGACATAATTAATTGATTTTAGTAATGTTTATATTTTGCTCCAATAGTTCTATGGTATTTAGGATTAGAATCTCTCTCTCCCTACGAGTGTTGCAGTTCATTGGAACGTTAAACCATAACACACGCCTTTGTGTCCTTAAAGACACTAATTTTCTAAAGAAACTCATCATAATAAAATGCTGATATATCCTCAGTTGATTTCTCACTAAAAAAAGTATCGTGTACCTCTATAGCTTTCTCTACTTTTAATTCACCTCTCTTTATAAACTCTTCAGTTGGTCTATACACACCCATCATTCCCGTAGGCTTATCAATTACTAAAAAGATAAGAGGCTTATTGAATAGCTTCTGATATATGTAACATTGCGAGTCATAATTATAACGAGATGCTGACCATTTAAAATCTGAAATCTTGGATGTTGTTTTGATATCATAAAGCATATCCTTACCTACGATGTCAGCCTTACCTTTCCACATCTTACCCTTAATCTCTGCGATTGCAGGTACTTCATACTCATTGTTAGGGTCACGTATCATATCATACATATCAAGGTTACTCATCATCTTATCTACAAGACCTCTGATTTCCTCTCCCTCTTTTTCTAATAAAGCAAATTCCAAATTTTCTTCTGCAATATAGTCCTTGTATAGTTTAGTATTCCTCGATGAGGATTTTACAAAAACTACATCCTTCGCCTTAGATGGTTCAAGTATCAGTTGATGAAAGTATCTTCCTTTTGCAAAGTTTGCATTGTCAGGAAGACTAACTCCATACTCTGTAGGATTGTTAAGTAAAGTTCCTATGTCTGAATTACTCATATAGGTTTTACCAAACTTACCGTAGTACTGCTTATCGTCTCTTAACTTCTCTAATATTTTATCTTCTAACATATTATTTAGAATTTACAATATTAGTTATTTCAGTCTTAATAACGTTAGTCATCGCATACTTAAGTGCAACCATATCAACTAACCTCTTTGCTCCTTGTGCTTTATTTTCTTTAGCATAGGCCATTACTTTAGCATATGCTCCATCACCTTTCTTAAGAGATAATTTCTTACCTACTGCTACTGCAACGGGAGGAACAGTTACCATTACAACTTCATCAGATGCAGGCATATCTTCTCCTGCATAAATATAAATACCTAAACCGAACATAGCTAAGTTTTTAACTAAACACCTCATCATTGTTTTGTTGATATCAAAAGTTGTAGCCGCTGCTACTTCTTTATCTCCATAACGAGTCGTGTACTTATAACCTACCTTCTTCATAGATTTGTTCGCTCCATCCATTACGGGTAACCACATCTCTAAAGTTTCACCTTCAATACATACAGACGTGTGACACATAAAGCCAAGTGCTTCATCATATTCTGTCTCACCCATTTGATAAGTTGCATCGGGACACGCTTTCTTTACTTCGCTCCAAGCCCACGCCCAAGATAAATAAGTTAGATTGTTTTTCTTCTCAACTTTTGAGTTGACATTGATTGCTGACAATTTTTCAAAGGTAGTCAGTTCCTTAGTTTTTACTTGTTTCATTGTGATTAGAATTTAATTGATTTAATTTTTGATTTACTTCGGTGTACTTGCCGAGGATTCTTTCTCTATGTGATTTGAGTCCTGCGATTTGTTTCTCCGACTTCCTGCCGTTGATTTCTGTCTTGATTCTCTTCTCAATCATGTCGAGTTTTGTGCGATAGTTAGACAAAGATAAATTATATACTCCGTATCTCCAAGAGTTTTCTGTAAATGTTTTAATGGTCTCTGTTGGGATGATATGATAATAACTTCCGTTTACTGCGGTGTTATAGATTACAACCTCTTCTGTCTCATTATCTTTTACTATCTTGATTCCGTATACAAGCCTTGCTTGATAACCCTTACCGTTTAATTCTACGCAGTAATCATCTTGCTTTGCTTGTTGGAATATGTCTTCTAAACTAAGTGCCATTTCTGTATGTCTTTTACGCTCTTCACGTAGTCCGTATCATTGTCGAGTTTCTTTCCGACAATAGAGATACCGTGGATTACAGAGGAGTGATTGATTGTGTAACCTCTGTCTGCCATATACTCTTGTATATAAACTATTCTCATTGGTCTTGTATAACACAAATAATATAGTAGATGTCTTGCATCCACTATATCTCTTCGTTTTGATTTTATAAATAATGTCTCTTCGTCTATGTTGAAAAGGTTACACACCTCGTCTACGTACTTATTAAAAATATCTAATTTCATTTTAATTCTTTATTTAATTTGGTCTGATATTGCTCGCCAAATGATTCAAATAGTTCTGTTAATAGCTTGTTGCAATTTAGTGTCTTTGAAGACACCCTTGCTCTTGTTGAAGAGTCTGTCCTATGATTGTCCGAATTCGTTTTCCGCATTTCTTTTTCTTATTGTATCGTTACTGTGAAATTTAAAATAATGGTCAGTTAGTCCTACCACTTCTTCATTGTGATTTTGTTCTTCTGTTTTTAATGCTATGATAAGTAGTATTAAGTAACCTGCTAAGTCAAACAAAGTATCTTCTGTCTCGTCTGTTATACCTACGTTTTGTATTCTTGCTAACTTATCATCTATTCTTGCACATAATGATTCAGCGGAATTACCTTTACTAAAAACGTTTATCGGTTTAAGTGCTGAGTTCCCATAAGCCTCATTTTTTTGTATTAGCATATCACGAACCTCGTCTGTAACTGAAATGATTTTTTCTTTACTCATTGTTTATTGTTTTAAAAATGATTGCTTCAAGTTTATCTAAGTCCTTTGAGTTCTTACCTCTCTCTTCATTATACTTCAGCAAATATTTACCGCTGCTAAGCATCTGAATGTAGTGACCTCCTATGTACTTTATAACATCTGTACACGTTTTATGTAGTGTAGGTGGTGTTGCATAAGAAGATAAAAAATCTTTCTTTGTTGTTATCATACCCGTGTCTGCAAAATTTTTCTGACTATATGCAGGCATATCCAACATCTGTTGTAGGCGTTGGATATATTTGGTGTTGTTTGGATTGCCAAATTTCTGAGCAATAATTTCGTCTCTTAAAAAATGTTTCATAGTTTATCTTATTTCGTTTCGGTCACATAAAATAGCATCACCTACAATTTGTAGGCCTGCTAATTCTGACGCATTAATATTAAATGGAAGACCATATAATAAACCTTCCTCGTTACAGACAAGTACTTGTCCGTCATTTAGGTGAACCATTTCTATGTATCCTCCTACTAATTTTTGCATACTCTCAAGAGTGCTCACGTCTGCTCCTACTCTTGTTATACCGTCTGCTTGTAATAGCTTTGCCATTTGATTTAATTTAAAGTTTAATGTTTCGTTTAAGGTTGTAATATAAAGATATTGGAAATCCTCCATCGTATCCTAACTCAAGTGCTCTGTCAAAACAAGCACGCATTGTTAGTGGATTCGACCAATTAGAGTCCATAACAATTTCGTTGATACGCTCTAAACTTGCGTTCTGAATTTCTTTTACGTCTTTTGGTGGTGTGTATTCGCTCATTTGATTTGATTTTACTGATTGATTAAACAAAAGTAACACTTAATTTAGACAAAACCTAATTTATGTCTGATACCTTTACGTACCAATGTCCTGATATCAGGGTTTTTTTAGCCTGATGAAACCAAGGTTTAGGTTTAGCCTGACCTACTGCCATACAAACGGCAGTATTTTGCTCAAATGCTTCTTTAATTTCCTCTAACGATTCTAATAAACTCTCAGTCTCATCGTCAAAAACTGCGTATATTTCAAATACTGATTCATTCCAACATTTGTAGGCTTGAACTTCATTCAGTTTGTACCAATTAAACCCATCTTTTAACGTTATTAATTCATTCTGTACTATTGCCATCTGTATGATTTTTTTTAAGTTCTTTTAATTTTCTTTTGAGTGTGATGATTGTTTTTTCATCCCCTCCTCTGTTGATAGTTTTTTCCAACATTTGAATAATCTCTGTACTCTTAGTTACTCTTGACATTCTAATTCTTTTTGTTCAGCTTCGTAATCGATAGCTTCGTTAATAATTTGTGTTGTGTGTTCGCACGATAGTACCTCTTCCAAGATAAGTTCTGCCTCAGATATGGTGCATACGTAGTTGTTCTGTACATCGCTAATGTGCCATAATGATGTTACATATCCTGCCTTGTTTAAAACTGCTATAGCTTCTTTAATTTTTGGTGACATATAATTTAATTTAAGTTTCCGTTTCATCCTTATGGAATCATCAGCCAAGACAAACATCTTGATACGGAGGATAGTGTCCTTGAAGACACTACCCTTTTAGACTACTCTTGATACTTCAAGACCTCGTCTTCCTTGAACCACCCACCACAAGAGGAACAATAATAATTACTAAATCCATCGTGCTCTACATCATTGTAACAATCAATACACGTTGGTGTATCATTAGTTGGAAAGTCATTGTCATCCCAACCAAAGTCATATTGATAATGATTTATTAATGGTGCTTCATCAGTTTCAGTTGTGCAGTCATCTTGCACATCTCCTACAGTTTGTTGCATTTGGTATGGACTATACTCAAATGACTGAACAAATTCTGTTCTTGGGTCAACCACTTTAGGATTAAAGTAAACCCAACAAGTTAGGTTTGGCTTGCCATCCATATTAATTTCTATTTGCTTTCGCTTGTACCATCTTGGATGTCCTTCAAGTTGGTCTAACTTCTTGAACGTTACATCACTTACTTTGAATACATCAACCTTTACATTGTGACCTACACCTGCTTGTGGTAGCAGGTAAGGTAATCCATCAACAACCAATGGATACTTTTCGTTTGTTACTCCGCTACCTAAATGCTTTGAGTTTGTAAGGTATGCATTATAGTTACCAAAACCTTTCTTAAGAGTTCCGTACACCGCAACCAAATTGTCCTGCAATACATTTGTTTTAGAATACCAAACGCCATCTCTATAAGTATATAGGTTACGATTATAAATTTGGAATGAACGTGTGCGTAAGTTTACACTACAAAACCTTGAGTCATATTGCTCAAGTTCTCTCTTCCAATCCTGCCTCTTAATGTTTCCAAGTGAGATAGCTAATACTTTACTGTCGCACATCTCATCTGTTCCTATCCCTCTGATAGTTCCATTCTGCATTAATAGTTCATCCTTGTTCTTACCGCATACAAATGGATGCGTGTTTGATAATCCTACCTTACCTACTGTAGCATATCTAAAGTGTGCGATAAACGGACGTGTAGTAAGTAACTGCTGATACTCTTTGGATTCGTGATAAGTTACCTCGAACGTATCGAGCCAAACGATTCCTAATCCGTGAGGATTAATTTTTGATGATGTCTTTGCGATTTCTCTTGACATCACATTACCTTTTTGTTTGATAATAATAATACACATAATTGATTTGATTTGTGAGGAGTGTCTTTGAAGACACAGACCTCTGATTTGATTTATACAAAGATACGACAAAATTTAGACATAGCCTAACTGCCATCTACCTTTCTGAAAGTGAGAGAGATACTTTATACCCTTCTCTCTTTAGGGTTTTTAATGCTTCGCTTACATCTGTATTGACATTGTAAACTTCTCTGAACTTGTATGCTTCCTTGAATGCTTCCATAGTTTGTGTTGATTTCTCAGTTGCATTGTAACTGAACCACTTACTATTGTTGCAATAGAATTGTGCATAACGTTGTACTTTAATTTCTGTCCACTTAAATTTTGAATCCATTGATTTGATTTTAATTAATATTAGTAGTTTCTATTGGCATATAAATATTGTAATCGCAGGCATTGTTTAGGCATTCTATAACCTCCTGCTCGTTTATAAATATTACTATCTCGTGTGCTCCCGTATCATAAACTTTGTCACATTCCATTTCCGTTTGCGTTTTAAAATAATTATAAATCGCTTGCTCTGTATATGCATCTGCCATTATCTAACTGTATTATAGTTACCTGCTCGAGTTGTACACGATGTACTGCCACAAGAAGATAGACTGATTAACATTATCATAGCAAATACTATTGCTGCTGCTCTTAACATTGCTTGTTCTTGGTTTAATGATTTCTTCATAATTTAGTTTTTATATTTTACTGCGGTTAATTTTTGTCTTATTATCCAAGGGAATTGCGATTTGTTCTTCTCGTAAATAATATCGATAGCTTGCCATTTTGAATGGGCAGTTACAACCTTAATTAGTTTTCCTGCGTATCTTACCTTATAATAGCTTTGTTGCTCCATTTGCTTGTTATTAGTGATTATTAGTGATTTTGCCGAAAATCGGCTTTCACAAACGACTCCTAAGACACTTTCAGCTACCTCTTGATAGCTGAGTATGTCGGATTTGAGCCTATTTGTACCAACCATAGGTAGGTAGCTTCTTGCATTGTTTGCTACTTCCGCAAGACATTAGGTTTATTAGTATTACTATGGCGAATGATATTGCCATCAATCTGCTAAATACTTTGAATGATTTCTTCATAATTAATTTTTGATTTTAGATACTTCTTTATAGATTAACGTACTTGCACATCCTATTAATAAACCAAGGAATAAGGTTATGGTAGTAAAGAAGAATAAGTCTGTTAAAGACTCTACTTCATTACTTAGTTCGTACAGTAATCTTGTTACCATAAATGATAGCATAGTTCCGTAAAGCACTATTGCTAACTTCGCACAATTTGATACTAATTTCATAATTAAAGGTTTTAAGTTTCTGTTTCATCTTTATGAATCATCAGTACAGGCAATCACCTGTAGACAGAAAGAGCACGCTACCGTATGCGTGCTCTACTCATTATTACTCCCTATATCCGTTAGTTAGTAAGTCTCTATCGTAAGAGACATCTGCATTCAGTCTTCTCATTGGGTCAACGAAATCAATTACTTTACGATTTACTTTACCGCTAATCATATACTTTCTAAATCCTTTAGCTAAGTCAATGATTGTAGCTACTTTCTCCATATCACCTCCATACATAGATTTAATGATTGGTGTAACTTTCTTAAGAAAAGCATTGTGGCTTCCGTTTGGATTGTTGATAGAGAAATTAAGTAACTCATAGATTAACTCATATCTTCTCATCATTTGCTTTACAGATTGAAACCTTGATACAAGTCTAAACTCTAAAACATTTCTCTTAACTAATACACTTTGGTATCTTCCGCTACCGCTATCAGTCATTAGTAAGTTACCATTACAATAGCTATTACCTAAACGCTTTCTGAATAGGGCATAAACTACACCCATATTTTTACGTACTGCTTTACGAATGTCATCACCATCTAATCCATCAACTGCAACAGTTATGTGACCGCCACATCTATAGTCACTTGGTGAATATGCATCCTCGATAACTTTCTTTGCATCGTGCATCATAGAATACACTTTGTTCCTCCAAACACCTTTAGGTATTAAAGGTAAGATATGTGTTACTGCTTCATATCCGCAGGAAGAATCTCTCTCAAATCCTGCGAATAATGCATATTGCTTAACTGCTCCTCTATACATCTGAGATTTCTCTACTTCCATTCCGATAGTGAATTGGCTTGCATAACCATCTATGACAGATAGTAAGTTAGCTTTGTCTTTCTTGGTTAACTGTGCGATATCTGAATT